AGGCGAGTGTGTGTGTGACCTGGGGGTAGGGAGGTTTGTAGTGCCGTTCGCCAACACGACTGTTCGGAATCGTCGCCGCGCTCAGGTTCGTCAGCGTGACGGTGATGCTCCATGCGCGTTGCGGATCACGGCGGATTGCCAGGCACTGGGCGGGGTTATCGACTATGACGCTCGCCCACCTCATCCGCGGTCGTTTGAGGTTGACCACATCGTGAGTTCTGTTGAGGCCGCGCGACTGGGCTGGTCTCAGGAAGATTCGGATGGGCTGGATAACTGCCAGGCAGTGTGTCGGCAGTGTAATCGCGCGAAGTCGTCCGGGGATCGTGCTGTGCCGGCAGTGAGGAAGTCATACGTGAATCCGCGCTTTGCCTAGACCTTGCACCGGGTTGTCGGTGCGCCACGCTGACGTCGGGCGGTTAACCGGCGGGTCCGAGAGGGAATCTAATGGCTGAGTACAGCACTTTGAATGAGGCGATGCAGGCCGGTGATGAGCTGGCGGAGGCGAGGATACGGTATCGCCTACTGGCTGAGGCGTTTGAGGATATGCCACAGCTCCGATCGCAATTGAACGCTCAGATTGAGCGGGCGAAGGCTGAGATCGTGAGGCTGACGGCGCTTAAACCTGAGGCCGGCTCAGGTACGGCGAAGCCTGGCAAGGTTGTGGTGTTCGATGCCGACCGGTTCCGGAAGTCGGGTTAACCCTGCGCCGCTTGTCGATATTGCCCGCCAGTGTTTCATTCCGGATGACATTTCGCATACGCGCTACTACGAGCTTATTGCTCCGGAACTCCCCGGCATGGGGGTGGCGTTTGATCGCTGGCAGGAAGACATTTGGTACGCGGCACTGGGTCTGCGTGAGGATGGCACGCTGGCGTGCGATGTGATGGGTGTGACGTTGAGTATTGCGCGGCAGGCCGGCAAAACTTGGGGCATCATGGTCGGCCTCATTGCAATCTGCTTGTCGCGGCCGGGGACTCTGGTGGTGTGGTCGTCGCATCATGATCGGACGTCATCGGAGACGTTGACGAAGATCGCGGGGATTGTGGAGAAGCCGGCTATCCGGCCGAAGATGCGTCCGCTTCATCCTGTGGTGCAGTCTGACGACAATCGGGGTGTTCACTTCGCGAACGGGTCACGGATTTTGTTCGGCGCCCGGGCTCAGGGTTTCGGTCGTGGCTTCTCGGAAGTTGATATTCAGGTGTATGACGAGTGTCAGAACTTGAAGGAGTCGGCACTGACGGACATGCTCGCCGCGATGAACGTCTCCGAGATTGGTTTGGCGTTCTTTATGGGTACGCCGCCGCGGCCGCAAGAGGTTGCGTTGGGTGTGCATGATGCGTTCAAGCGTCGTCGTGATCGTGCGCTGGAGCAGAAGAAGCGCCGCCCGTTCAAGGGTGTGTATGTGGAGTTCGCTCCGGAGTCTCCCGATGATGTTGTGGCCGATATTGATGCGCCGGGTTTCTGGGATCGGTTGGCTGAGGCTAATCCGTCGTTCGGGCATCGTGTTGGTAAGTCGGCGATTGAGCGTCTGGTGGAGAACATGTCTCCGGAGGATGTTCGCCGTGAGGTGTTCGGGATTTGGGATAAGACGAACGAGGTTTCGTCGGTTGTTCCGGGCGATCAGTGGCGGTCGCTGTGCTGCGACGTGGACGATCTTGGTGACGTTTCAGCGTTCGGGGTTAGTGCAACCAGGTCCGGATGGTTCTGGATTGTTGCGTGCTGGTCTGGTGTCGACGATGGGGTGCATGTCGAGATCGCTCTTGGCACGCAGTCTGAGGTTGAGGCGGTGGATTTCCTGCGCGCGTACGCGTCTCGGAAAACGCCGATCAAGCATGATTCGGTTGGTGCGGCGAAAGCGTTGGGCGAGAAGCTGAAGCAGCTGAAGTTTAAGTCTTCGGTGTATTCGTCTAACGAGTCGGTCGCTGGCAATGCGTTGTGGGTGAGTCTTGTTGATCAGGGCCGTTTGACGCATGGCGGCCAGGCTGAGCTTGATGTGGCGGTGCGTGGGGCTACGCGTAAGGCTCGTCCGTCCGGCGGGTGGATGATGATGCCGCGTGCTGAGTCGTTTGATATTGGCCCTGCGATAGCGATGTCGGCGGCGGTGTACGCGGCGGTTACGTCGAAGCCGCGCAGTTCTGGGGGCGCATCGTTCGCCTGAGGTTTTGGTGACCTAACTTTAGGAAGGGAGGTGTAGCTGCGATGCTTGATGATCGCGAGATACGCGATGTGATCGCCGCGATGTGGCAGATTCACCTCTCCGAGCGTTCATGGCTGGACCGTATCGGCGACTACGCGAAGGGTATCCGTGGGGTTCCAGAGGTTCCGGAGTCGGCGGAGCAGGAAATCAAAGATCTAGCTCGGCTGTCAGTGAAGAACGTTCTAGGTTTGGTTGTAGATTCGTTCGCCCAGAATCTGTCGGTGACCGGGTATCGGTCTGCGGATGCGCAGGATAACGATCCGGCGTGGCGAATTTGGCAGGCGAACCGGATGGATGCTCGCCAGTCGTCGGTATATGTTCCTGCCTTGACGTACGGGGCGTCGTACGTGACGGTGACTGCTGGCCCGAATGGCCCGGTGTTGTCGCCTCGGTCTCCGAAGCAGATTCTGACGGCGTATGTCGATCCTGTTGCTGATGAGTGGCCGCAGTATGCGTTGGAGATGTGGGTCACTCAGGTTGATGCGAAGTTGCGTCGCCGCGGACGCCTATATGACGACGAGTTCGCCTATGACCTCGATCTTGGTGAGGTGGCGGATTCTGATCCGCTGGTCAGGAGTGCGACGCTCCCGATCAGTGTTGCTGTTGACGGTGATCCCGTTTCTCACGGCGCGACGTACGGCGGTGAGCCGGTGTGCCCGGTTGTGCGGTTCGTGAATGGCCGCGATGCTGACGGCGCGATCGTGGGTGAGGTGGCGCCGCTGATTCGAGATCAGCAGGCCATCAACTCGGTGAACTTCGACCGACTGGTGGTGTCTCGGTTCGGGGCGTTCCCCCAGAAGGTGATAACAGGTTGGGCGGCGACTCCGAGTGAGATTCTGGCTGCTTCTGCTAAGCGTGTGTGGGCTTTTGAAGATGAGGATGTTGACGCCAAGTCGTTGCCCGCTGCGGATACGGGTCAGTACAACGACATTCTGGATGAGATGATCCAGCATGTTGCGATGCGGGCGCAGATTTCGCCGGCTCAGGTGACGGGCAAGATGGTGAATATGTCCGCTGAGGCTTTGGCGGCTGCTGAGGCGAATCAGCAGCGGAAGTTGCAGGCTAAGCGGGACAGTTTCGGTGAGTCGTGGGAGCAGGTTTTACGTCTGGCTGCCGAGATTGATGGCGATGAGGAGACTGCGGCTGATTCTGGTGCTGAGGTGGTTTGGCGGGACACTGAGGCTCGTGCGTTCGGCGCTGTCGTCGATGGGATTACGAAGCTTGTCGCGGCTGGTGTGCAGTTGCGGGATGTGGTTCATTTGGTTCCTGGGTTGTCGCAGCAGCAGATCAAGGCGATCAAGGATTCAATTCAGCAGTCCACTGTTGTTGATCTGGTGTCGAGCATCAGGCAAGGAGCGGCAACGGCTCAGCGTGATCCACAGGTGGGGGATATAGCAGGTAGGACAGTTGCCCAGTCCGACTGACGCCGACGCTTTGCAGCAGGTTCTATCGGACTTGGCGACGCTGAACATATCTCAGCTCGTGCAACTGTGGCGGTCATACTCTGACATTGCGGAGTTCGAGCAGATTGTCTCTGCCGCGTTGCCTGAACTTGTAGCTCCGCAACTGTCGGCAGCGTCGATGGTCACAGCGCAGTGGTACACCGAAACCGCGCCGCAGCTGCCCTATAAGGCGTCACCGGTCATCGAACCGATACCAGAAGACCGCATTCAGAAAACGGTGTCGTGGGCGTTCCACGCCCCCGGAGAAGCCTCTCCACTGGACCGGCTCGCAGGGTCTACACAGCGGATGGTGTTCGACGCCTCGCGGGAAACAGTTCTTGCCAACCTAGAGAACGAAATCGCCGCCGCTGGATCGCCATTTCCAGCTAGGACCAGATGGGCACGCTACGCGTCGGCTACAGCATGCCCGTTCTGCCGGATGCTCGCCACACGCGGCGCAGTGTACTGGTCCAGAGAATCAGCCGGGGCATCAACCAAGTACCACGACCACTGCCGCTGCATCGCCGTCCCAGTCCGCCCGGGCCAGTCATACGAGCCTCCACCGTATGTGGACAAATGGGAAGACGACTACCAAAACGCCGTCACCGCCGCCCGCGAGGACGGAGAGACGAAAGGCGCACACGGCGCGATCGACACGAAAGCCGTTCTACGGCGCATGACTTCAGCCTGACACTTCAGGCGAAGGCGCGGACGACCTGCGCTATCAGAAATGGTCGGGCCACTCCAATAACGCGGAGGTTATATCACCATGCCCGAAGAGGCTGAAAACACCGTCGAAGACGGCGCAACAACCCAACCCGGAAACGGGGACGAACAGCAGAACTCGTTCAAACCCATCACATCTCAGGACGAGTTCGATCGGATCATCCAGCAGCGAATCGCACGCGAACGAAGCAAATTCTCCGATTACGACGACCTGAAGTCGAAAGCCGAAGAGCTGGACAAAATCCGCGAGGGCGAGAAGACCGAGTTGCAGAAACTCACCGAGCAGCTGCAATCAGTCAGCTCACGGGCGGAAAAGGCAGAACGCGACCTTCTCGTGACGTCAGTGGCGGCCGAGAAAGGCGTCCCAGCGGCCAGCCTCACGGGTAGCACCAAAGAGGAACTGGAAGCCTCCGCTGATCAGCTGATCGCATGGCGTGATCAGCAATTGCAACAGCAAGCCCCAAAGCTCAAACCGCCTGCAAAGAACCTGAAATCAGGAACAACAGGCACTGAGACCGCAGACCTGGACCCTAAAGCAGCAGCAGCTGAAGCTCTGCGGCGGATGCGGGCCGGCGGTTAACCCAACCATCGAAACCCGCTCGAGGATCGGCCTCGGCGGAAAACCATGAAAGGAAGGCCATCATGGCTGACATTTCACGTTCCGAGGTCGCGACCCTCATTCAGGAGGCCTATGCGAACGACCTCCTGGCGTCCGCGAAGAAGGGATCGACTGTGTTGCAGGCGTTCCCGACGGTGAACATGGGCACCAAGACCACTCACCTGCCCGTCCTGGCGACCTTGCCTGGCGCTTCGTGGGTGTCGGAGTCCGCGACCGAACCTGAGGGTGTGAAGCCGACGTCTGAGGCGACGTGGGCCGACCGGACCCTGGTCGCTGAGGAAGTCGCGGTCATCATTCCCGTTCACGAGAACGTGGTTGATGACGCATCGACCTCGCTGCTGGAAGAGATCGCGGCTCTTGGCGGCCAGGCGATCGGTAAGAAGCTCGATCAGGCTGTCATCTTCGGCACCGACAAGCCGTCGTCGTGGGTGTCGCCCGCGCTGCTCCCGGCGGCTGTCGCGGCAAACCAGGACTACACGATCGTTCCGGGTGACGCGAACGAAGACGACCTGATCGGCTGCATCAACCGGGCGTCGAAGGCGGTCGCGGCAGCCGGGTACATGCCTGACACGCTGCTCGCCAGCCTGGGATTCCGTTTCGACGTGGCGAACCTTCGTGACGCGAACGGTAACCCGATCTTCCGCGATGAGTCGTTCAACGGGTTCGGTACCTACTTCAACGCCAACGGTGCGTGGCCTGTCGGTGTCGCTGAGGCGCTGGTGGTGGATTCCTCGCGAGTTCGGATCGGTGTCCGTCAGGACATCACCGTGAAGTTTCTCGATCAGGCCACGGTCGGATCGATCAACCTCGCTGAGCGTGACATGATCGCTCTCCGGTTGAAGGCCCGCTTCGCGTACGTGCTCGGCAACGGCGCGACCGCGGTTGGCGACAACAAGACGCCCGTCGGCGCTGTCGTCCCGGATGGCAGCTAAGGCGATAAGCGAATGTCACTGGCGGATATCGATGACCTGAAGTTGGTTCTCGGGCGTGAACTGACGCCGGACGAAGCCACTCGTGCAGGTCTTCTCCTCGAAGAGGCGTCCGATCTCGTTGTCGGGTACCTCGGGTGGGAGTCGATTCCTGACGTGATTCCTGGTGCTGTGGTGAGGGTGGTGGCGCAAATCGCCGCTACCGCCCTCACTGCACCTCAATCGCCATACCCCGAAGGCACAACCGCATCTGCTGGCCCGTACTCGTTCAAGTGGGGCGGTGATTCGTCAAACTTGTATCTTACGAACGCGCTCAAACTGCGTCTGCGGCCATACCGCATATCGATGAACAGCATCCCGCTGGGTTCCGACAGGTACATGCCGTGACGTTCCCTACTCCGTACACGGTGACGCACTATCCGCACGTCGGTGACACGTCGGATGGATTGGGTAACACGGTTCCCCAGTTCGGTTCTGGGGTGTCTGTTCCAGTGATCCAACTTGCCCCGCATGTGCAGGTGGTGGGGACGTATTCGATTGTGGAAACCGAAACGATCGATGTTGACCTGTACTTGCCGCCCGGTTCACCAGTGAAGGTGAAAGACCGTGTGGGGTACGGGCCGGATGTGTTCGATGTGGTTGCGGTTCGTGACTGGAACATGGGTTTTCACGGTTGGGCGCCGGGCTTGGTGGCAGAACTTCGGAAGGTGTGATGAATCGTGGCTAACGGTCCAACGAGGAAAAACCCTTTAGCGAAGTTCGGTGTGCGGCTGGACGATTTCGACAAACTGCCTGAGGTGAATCAGGGCGTCAACGAGTTCATGGACGAGGTTGTTGCCGCGTGGAAGAACAATGCCCCCGTGGGCACCGGCGCCTACCGTGATTCTGTTCAGGTGACGGAACGGTCCACGAACAAGGGCCGCGGCAAGGTCGGCGCGACTGATCCGCAAGCGCATCTCGTGGAGTTCGGGTCGGCGCACAACGACGAGTACGCGCCTGCCCAGAAGACAGCTAAACAGTTCGGCGGCACCGCGTATGGCGACTGATTCAGCGCCGAGTATCCACCGTGTACTGGTGGCGTGGCTGTCCCCTCTGGGAAAGGTTTCTACCCGCCGCTTGTCGGGTGATCCGTTGCCGCACCGTGTGGTGCGTCGTGTCGATGGTCGTGATGTTCCCGAGGAAGGCAGCGATTCTGCTGTCGTGTCGGTGCATACGTTCGCCGCGTCTGATGAGGCCGCTGAGAATGAGGCCGAGTTGACGCATCATCGGATGCTGGAGCTCGTCGTTAACCCGCTGGTGGAGATACCGCTCGGCGGTGGTGTTGTTGCGCGTATCGACTATGCGCGTGTGCTGATGAAACCGGTCCTTGTCGAGTATGACGACGACGGCCACTTGGTGCGGCATGTGTGCCGCTACGAGATCGGTGTTCAGTACATCTAGTTGAAGGTTTCAGCCCTGTCAAAGGGGCCTGGCGGTAGCGCCGGGTCCCTTTTTGTTCGCCGGAAATTTTCGCAATCCGGTCCCTTATCCAAATGAGAGGAGCGTCCCTATGACGCAGCCATTGACCGGCACCGACTGGAGCGCCGGCGGATTCACTGACATTCACAAGCCGTTCATCGAGCGTGGCGGCCTGCAGGCGGTTTTCATCCGCGACAACCGCGGTGCCGCGACGGACATGTCGCCGTTCGAGGATGATTGCGTGACGGTGAAGTGGTCGCCGTTTGCGCAGGACGGAAAGCTTCGCGACGACCTGTTCATCCGCCGGAAGGTGAACGGCAAGTACGAGTACAACACTGACCCGAATGAGGGCTGGTGGCACATCGGCTGCAACCCCGAGGATGGCGGTGCGGAACGTGAACCGGACGTCACCTCTGACGATCTGATGGTGTTGCAGTCGAAGTTCCCGGTCGATTCTGAGGTGACGGAAAAGTCGTACTCGGTGCGGTTCGTGGCGCTCGGTACTGCTGATCCGCTGATTCATCGGCTGGAGTCGGAACTTCCGTTGTGCGACAACGCGGGTAATCCGCTGGTCGCGCTTCCCGGTACCCCTGACTACGGTGAGGGTCCGCTGCTGGACGCTGACTCGGCGGAGTACCAGCTTCTGCTGCTGTACGCGCGCCGCACCTCGGGCGGGTTCATTTACCGCGCTGAGGGTTATCCGGCGGTGAAGCTGGACGACCAGGCGTCGAAGCAGCGGTCCAAGACCGATCCTGACGCGGCGGACCTGACGTACAAGGTGCTGCCGAATGAGTACTTCATGCGGCCTGACCCGGCGGGGACGATCGCCCTTGTTCCCGGCTACTTCTATGTGTGGATGGGTGGCCCCGGCTGGGCTGAGCAGTATTCGGACGGCAGCTAGCCGGTAAGTCGTCCTGCCGGGTGGGTTGGTTTGGGGCTGGCACCCACCCGGCAGGCACCCACATAAAGCCAGCCCAACCCCTCAACCCCGAAGCCCCCCCTTTTTAAGGAAGCCCCTGATGTCTGTGAAGAAACCTGAAAACAATGGTGCCGCCGCGCGTGAACAGGCCACCGAGTTCGACTCACCATTCGCTGATCGTGTCCTTCAGTTCGATGACGGCACCACCATGACGATCCCCCCGCACCCCAACTTGCGGATGCTCGACGATGATGCGCTGGAAGCATACGAGGCGTATCTCGAAGAGATCGAAACCTATGACCGGGAGCCGGACCTGTACATCCCGGAGCAGACGGTGAAGGACCGTGACGGCAACGAGATGGTGTTGCCGGCGGAGACCCGTCCCGGCGCGGTCAAGGGGCCGCCGTATTTCAAGGACGGTAAGCGTGTGTCGCCGCCGCGTGAGGTGCGGATCGTTCAGGTCGTGCTGGGCATGGACAACTACGAGGTGTTGCGGTCGAAGAAGATCAACGGTCGTGCTGCTGGCGCCCGTGATGTGTGGCGGGCGTGGACCGAGCAGGGCTTCACGATCGCGGAGCGCGCTGAGTCCGACTCGAAAAGTGATGGAAGCTCAGTGGTTCTGGAGACTGTACCCGAGGCAGATAGCGAGTGATCTGCGGCGCTTCTTCGGGTTGAGTGTTTCGGATTGGCATCAGGGCAGGCTGTCCAGTTTGGAGTTGCTGGACCTGTTCGGGGTGCGGTTCGTGGACAATCCTGAAGAACATGTTCGGGAGTTGTATGTGGATTTCGCGCCGGTTGATGGTGCGGTGGCGCGGGCTGTTCGTGGTGGCCGCTGGTCTGAGTCGGAGTTGATAGCGGCGGAAACATACAACGAGATCGCCCGGTTCAGGGCGTCATTCCATGCGTCGAAGAGCCGTAAAGCGGCGTATGAGCCGTTCGCTTTCGAGGACCCGGTTGATCGGTTGGAGAAAGCGAAAGCGTCGGTTGAGGCGCACGAGTTGCAGCGTGAGGTTGAGGCCGATCTGTTCGGCTGGTGACGGGAGGTGAGTGTCTGATGCCGATCTACGTGGACATTATTTCTCGTCTTGATGAGCGTGCTGCTGCGGTGGCGGCGAAGAACATTGAGCGTGAGATGGCCGCTGCTGGGGCTCGTGGCGGTTCGGCTGCTGGCCGTGCGATCGGTGAGAACGTCACCAAGGAGGCGGCTGCCGCTGGGCGTAATGCTGGTGAGCAGTTGTCACGTGAGGTTGATCGTGCGACGAAGGCTGCGGGTTCTCGCATTGTGGATGGGTTCGCGGCGAATGGTGTGTCGGCGGGCCGGGGGTTTGGTTCGTCGTTCAGTTCGTCTTTGGTGTCGTCGTTGCCTGTGGCGGGCCGGTTTTCGTCTGCCCTGTCGGGGTATGAGGGTGCGGCGTCGAAGGCTGGCGCGTTGGCTGGCCGCGCGTTGGGTACCGCGTTCACGGCCGCCGCGACAGGCATCATCGGCGCCGCCGGTGTTGCCCTGTTCAAGGGTTTCGACAGGTACAAGTCTCTTGATGCGACGTCGCATCGTCTTGCCGCGATGGGGAACAGCGCCGAGCAGGTTAAGACGATCATGTCGGATATCAACGAGGTGGTTGTTGGTACTCCGATCGCGTTGGATGAGGCGGCGAAAGCGGCTACTCAGTTCCTTGCCGGTGGGGTGAAGCAGGGCCGCCCGTTGCAGGCGGCGTTGACGGCGATCGCGGACGCGGCGGGGGCGTCTGGCCAGAAGTTCGGCGACCTGGCCGTGATTTTCAACCAGGTGTTCAACAAGGGCAAGTTGCAGGCCGAGGAGATGTTGCAGCTCAATGAGCGTGGCATCAATGTTCAGGCGGCGTTGCAGAAAGAGTTCGGCTTGACGAGCGCTGAGATTCAGAAGATGTCGCAGGACGGCACGATTTCGTTCGGCATGCTTGTGCAGGCGATTGAGGGCCAGTTCGGTGGCATGTCGAAGAAGCTGGCCGACACCGTTGACGGTGCCTTGTCGAACATGAACGCTGCTGTGGGTCGTGTTGGGGCGAACTTCATTTCGGCTTTGTTTGGTGACCCGTTGGACACTACTGAGGGTCCTGGGGCGTTGGCGAAGTCGATCAACAACGTGACCGACAAGTTGAATGACTTGAACGCGTGGATCGTTGCCCACAAGGACGACATCAAGCGTGTGTTTGAAGACGCTGTTGATACAGCTCAGGATTTGTGGAATACGATCCGCAAGGTCGTAGATGTCCTCAGCGACATGGGAATCGGCGTGGAGACCGTCGCGGCCGCGTTCATTGCGTGGAAGTCCGTTGGTGTGCTTTCTACGGTGGGGAATCTCGTTACCTCGCTTGCTGGTGCGAACAACCATCTGAAGCGGATGCCTGGTTTGGCTGCTGGCGCGGCTGGGGCGATCCTCGCGTTGGTGCCGGTGATCAATCAGGTGAACGAAGCTATCAAGGACTCTCGGTTTAACGACCCGTACTACAGCGGTCCTGGGGGGCAGTTGACGCCAGCTCAGTGGGAGCGGCAGGCGGCTGATAATCCCGAAGAGTTGCGGCGGCGGCAGGCGTGGATTCGCACCTATCTCGCACCGAAGCTTGGCCCAGACGAGATTTTGATGAACCTGTTGGACGATCCTACAGCGTGGCAGCGGGCCGGTGGTTTCACTGCGCCGTGGGGCGTTCCGGGTCGTCCTGACACTCCTGACTGGCAATCGACGCGTATCGGTGGGGGAAATGGCCCGCATGGTCGGAGGCCTGGTGCCGCTGCGGATGCGGGTCCTGATGGTCCATTGGCTGATTTGTTCCCGGGCGCTGCGGGTAGTGCCGACGGGTCGTCGTCTGCCCCGAAGTTGCCGGATGCACCGGTGTTGCCGTATGACACGACGTTGCCGCCGGGGATTCCTGGCATGCCGCAGGACGCTGCCGTGTTCTCCGCTGAATCGTCGTATCTGGATGCCCGCCACAAACTGGCGGAGAAGCGTGCCCGCGCAGCCCAGTTGGAGCAGTCCACCGAGGCGACTGAAGAGGACCGGCTCAAGGCCCGTAACGATGTGATCGAAGCGGAACGTGACCTTCAGGCCGCCGAGATGCGCATGAGTGATGCGCGGGCGAATCAGTATGAGAAGTTGACGAAGCAAACCGATCAGCATGCCAAGGATTTGGGGCAGATCGGCGCCCAGCTTGATCAGGATTTCGGTATCTCGAAGGGTTTGGCGGGGATCGCGGAGAACATCACGAAGTTTGTGGCGAACCTTGCCGCCGCACCGTTGTTGGGGCAGTTGCAGGCCATTTCGGCGTACAACCCCACTCAGGGCGGTCACGGTTTGATGGGTGTCCTCGGCGCGCAGGGCGTGTTCGGTCCGCAGTACCAAAACAACCAGTACGATCGTGGTTCTTACCAGTCGGCCGGTGCGACCGGTGTGTCGATGACGCCGATCGGTGCCTATCCCGGTGACGCGGCACTGCTCGCCAACGTTCCGGCGGGCCGGTACTCGCAGACCGGAATCGCGGACCTGACCAAGGGCATCGGCGACTGCTCAAGCGCCGTAGAGGATCTCGTCAACATCCTCGACGGCCGCCCCACGGGCGGTCGGTCGTTGGCGACCGGCAATGCCGATCAGTGGCTTTCCGAGCATGGCTTCATCAAGGGCATGGGCGGGCCTGGCGATTTCCGGGTCGGTTTCAACGCCAGCCACATGCAGGCGACGCTGCCTGGCGGCACCCCGTTCAACTGGGGCAGTGACGCGGCAGCGGCGCGGCGTGGTATCGGCGGCACGGGCGCCGACGATCCGGCGTTCACGTCGCATTACTACCGGCCGGTGACGTCGGTTCCTGGCGGGTCGGCGGCGGCGGCGGGTGCTCCGGGGTTGTACAGCCCGCAGAACACCAACCCTGCGTTGAATAACCCGCCGGCTCCGGTGTCGTCGGGTGCGTGGGCGACGAATCCTGCCCCGCTGCCCACCACGGGCGGCGGTGGCGGCCCGATGGCCGCTGGCGCACCGCAAGGCATGTTCACTGGCGGGCCGACGAACACCACCAACATCGGGGCGAACGTCGCACCGTATGCCGGGTCCGGTTCCGGTGGTATCGGCATGGACGGTGGCGGCGCGCTCGGAATGGCGGTGCAGGCCGGCGGGATGGCGTTGGACGCGATGGCACCCGGCGCGGGCCAGGCCGCTCAGACCGGGGTGAAGCTGATCAACCGCGCCATCGAGTACGGCGGCCAGGTCGCCGCGATCGGCGCCCAAGGGTTGATGGAAACGTTCCTGCCCACGGGTGGATCGGATTTGGCGAACAACAACTGGATCACCCGCATCGCGGGTGGTTTGGCGGGGGCGGCCCCGGCGTTGCCGAACCTTGCCGGTCAGGCGTCCCAGCAGCGCAAGGACATCGACCCGCAAGCCACAGGCCAGGGCCAAACCCAAGTCAACCAGGGCGACACCAACATCACGGTCAACAACCAGCGTGCCACCGAAGACGGCACCGGCCGCGACATCGCCTATCACCTGCAAAACCAGTACGTCATGCCGGGAGGTTGACTACTCCCCGCCCTGAAGGACGGGGATTCTCGCAGTCGCCTGCGAGGGTTCCTGTTTCACAGGCGACTGCCGATGGGATGCCCCATGCGGTCTGACGTCGCCTCCGCAGGCGTTTTGTGTCTCCGCCAGCCCGGCGGCGACAAGGATGTTCTTCGCGGCGTTGATGTCCCGATCATGTCGGGTGCCGCAGTCGGGGCACGTCCAATGACGTGTTCCGAGGGAGAGCGTCGCGAGCAGGTGCCCGCACGCGCTACAGGTCTTCGAGCTGGGATACCAGCGGTTGATCACCGCGACACGACGGCCAGCCTTCTTCGCCTTGTATTCGAGCATGGAACGGAACTCACCCCAACCGCATTCGCTGATCGACTTGGCGAGCGATCGGTTACCGACCATGTTCTTCGGGGCGAGGTCTTCGACAGCGATGGTGTCGAACCTGCGTACGAGTTCGGTGCTGGTCTTGTGGAGGAAGTCGCGGCGAGCATCCCGGACGCGAGCGTGTTTGCGCGCAACCTTCACTCGCTGACGGGCACGGTTCTTCGATCCCTTCTTCATGCGGGACAGGCGGCGTTGCTGACGGCGCAAGCCCCGTTCGTGGCGGGCCATGTGGCGCGGGTTGGCGATCTTCTCCCCGGTCGACAAGGTAGCGAAGTCCTTGATGCCCAGGTCCACGCCCACCGATTCTCCGGTGACGGGCAGGGGTTGGGGATCGGGCTGGTCGACAGCGAACGTGACGAACCAACGGCCATCGGGTTCACGGGAGACGATCACCATCGTCGGATCGAGCGCAGCCAGATCGACACCGGGCCATGTCCACACGATCCGCAGAGGCGTGGCGGTTTTCGCCAGCCACAGAGCGCCGTCTTTGATGCGGAATGCGGAGCGGGTGAAGTGCGCGGACTGCCTTCCGTGGCGGCTCTTGAAACGCGGGTACTTCGCGAGGCCCTTGAAGAACGCGGCGAACGCCGAATGCTGATGCCGCAGCGTCTGTTGCAACGGAACCGACGACACCTCAGACAGGAACGCCAGATCCTCGGTCTTCTTCCACTCCGAGAGAGCAGCGTCAGTCTCCTTGTAGGAGGTCGATTTTTGTTCGGTGGTGTAGCGCTGCTGCCGTTCGGCGAGCGTCTTGTTCCACACCAGACGTACGCAGCCGAACGTGCGCCGCAACAGGGCGGCTTGTTCGGCGTCCGGGTAGGCCCGGACCTTGTACGCGGTCCTCACAAGATCCAAGTTTACTCAGGAGGTTGACGTGTGTAAACGCAATACGCCTGTGGCGTACGCCATTCCTCCCCGCCGTGAACGACGGGGCATCCTGGCGGTTTCCCGGTAAATGGCTAAGAAGCATTACCCCGCAACGGATGTAACCCCCCACGGCTGGTACCACCTTGCCAAGGGCGAGAAGCCGATGATGTGGCTCGACGCCTACGACGAGTCGATCACTTTCCACATGATGGGCGGGATGGCGGTCCCTGACCGGGTTGTAGCCCCGGAGATGGTGCACCTCACATCACTCAAGGGGTTGATCCCGCCGTGGAAGCACATCGACCAGAAGGGTGCCACCGAGGACGGAATCACCAATATTGATGCGCTCTACGACCCGATTGAGGTTGAGGTGGGGGTGGAATGCCGTGGCCGGTCGCCGAAGTGGACGCGCAGGGTCTACCGCGATCTGGTCGCGTCGATCGACGCGAAGCAGGAAGCGACGTTGAACTTCCTCACCCACGACATGGGGCACTGGTGGGCGCCGGTCAGGTGGTTCCAGGGCGCGCCGCAAGCACCGCTGGAGATCGGCAAGCGGCAGCGTGAAAGTTTGCGACTGCGGGCCGATTCGGGGTTCTGGCGTACCTACGACTACGCGGCGAGTTTCCAGTTCGAGTATGAGTCGATGACCGACACGTTCAACTATGACACGTCGGGCACGCAGGACCTCGGCGCGGACTGGCCGCTGTACTACGAGGGTGACGGCGGCGGGTACGTCTACGCCAATGGTGACCAGGCGAGGTGGCGGGACGACCCGGACGATCCGCTGACAACGGATACCCGCGAGGTGGTGTGCGGGCCGTACAAGGATTTCGACACCGACACCGACAATCAGGTTGTGTCGATGGTGCTCGGCGGGTTCCAAGAGTGGAGCCTGCCTGATAGTGGGGCGAACGACCTGTGGGCTCGCATGGGCCGCGACAGCAACGGAGACTGGGACGGTAATGGCATCCGCATGCGGGTGCAGGGCAACTGGATCAAGCTGTCGAGGTTCAACAACTTCTCGCAGACGGTGCTGTTTCAGCGGCCGCTTCTGGTGGCCCCGCTGATTGGGGAGAAGTTCACCCTGGTTGCCGGGTATGAGGGCGATCCGCGCATGTTCAAAGTGTTGCGCAATGGGTTGCCGATCTTGTCGCACAAGGAAACCGGCACTGGTAGCGAGCTTGGCCCGGATTATCGGGGTATTGGGTTTGGTATGCAGGCCGGTGGCGCGTTGATCACGCAGGCGACACCAGCTCCGGTGCGGAAAGTGTCGGCGGGCGACAATGTGAATGTCACGCAGTCTGGGTTTGTGTCGATGGTCAATGTTGGTGACCAGCCGATGTATTGGGATGCGACCTTGTTTGGCCCGGGCACGTTCCGGTTGTATGACGGTCCCGGCGCGGATGAGTATGTGGAGTTTGGTCCGCTGCTGCCCAATCAGATTGTGTTCCTACGTACCGACCCGCGCTCACAGACGACGTTGGTGCAGGATTTGACGTCGGTGCCGCCGTCGCCGCAGGAGTTGAACATTTTCCAGCAGGCGGTGAAGTCGTTGTTGTCGTTCTTCTCGGAGCGGAACGCGTTCACCGACCAGATTGGGTCGCTGTTTGGGATTGTTCCCCCGCAGGGCAATTTCTATAAGTACCTGTCGGGCCGGTTCAGTGAGAACGCGGCGATCCCCGCGAAGTCACCTGGCGAACCGGCGCAGCAGTTCTTTGTGAAGACAGAAATTGTTGGTGGCAACGCTGACTCGAAGGTGATTCTTTCGGGGACTCCGTTGCGCCGCTACCCGATGTAGCCCCTGTAGTGGGTGAATTTGTGGCGCCTGTGAACCAGGGAAAGGAGGGGATGACGGTTGTCGAAGTTTGAACGCGAAACAGCGGCATGGCAATCCGCCCTCCAGTCCGGCGACCCGAACAGGATCGCACGAACCGCGCGGGCGTTGACGGAACGCAAATCGAAGGTAGACACGTCGTTCCGGTTCACGGTGTGCGACAAGTTTTGGCAGCCGATGGGCGCTGTCGGTGGCGACCTGATCGAGGCGTCGGGTGCTGACCCGCGCAACGATGTTGAAACCGGCCGGATCGTCCTCAAAGGGAACAGCCCTCTCATCCCTTTGTTCATGGACTGCAAAAAGACGATGGTCGGTGTCATCGTCGAGACAGCCGGTTTGCGGTATGCGTTCTACACGAAGAACCACACCTTCGAGTACCGCGACAGCGCATGGACCGGCACCGCTGAACTGCGCGGTATCCGCGACATCCTCAATTACTACGTGATTTTGCCGTCGTGGTGGCTGCCGATTCAGGCACAGCCGTTCTCGCACGCGATCTTCGTGTGGGCGTTGCAAACCGTCGTGGAGAACATGGTCGCAGAATGCGCTCTGCGGTTGCAGTCCGGGTGGCTGGAGTTCATCAACAACGGGCTGTCGTTAAACCCGGATATCCGGGCATGGTTCGGCACCGTTCTGCAAGCGTTGTCGCGGGACGGGTTGTCGGTCCAGGCGTTTACACGCATGCTGCGAACCCCGGTGTATGTGTCACGCACCAATCCACTGCTGGACACGTCGCCGATGGTGGCTCGCACAGTGCGGATGGAAACCGTTCAGGCCGTCATCAAGGACGTTACCCAGTCGTACGGTGTGGATACCCGCATGGATTTGTGGCTGCCTGGTGATCCGCAGCCTGACAGGTGGGCGAACCTGGACCAGCCTACCTACGTGTTTTCCACAGTGGACCGGTCGCAGATCACTGGTCCGACGAAGACGGTGCTGGATTCGGTGCTGCGCACCACGATTGACTTGGGCGGGTCGCTGGGGGACATCTTCAAACCTGTCATCAAGCAGGTTCCCGGCATGGATGGCGTGTTTTATGCGCCCGCGTTGGGTGTGGATTTCGAGCAGCCGTACGCCTATTTCGTGGCCCCTGAGCCGGGTGAGGACACCGGTATCGATGCGTGCACGATCACTGACCACACACCTGAGGGTTGGCAGCACATTATTGGTGGCCGTAGCCCAAAGTGGTTGAACGACTTGATGAATGCCACCTTCGCATGGCTGATCGACTCGCTGATGATCGTTGTTGGATTCACCGGCATACCGTCCGATCTGCTGTCGGGGTTCCTGAACAACAGCTTCTTGGCGTTCCAGTTGATTCAGCATTACGACCGCCGTGACGAAGTTGGCCCGTACCATCCGGCGATCGAGCGGTTCTATCCGACAGCCTCAGCGCCGTACAACATCGAAACGGTGTTCGCATTCATCAACGCCTTGTTTGATTCGCAGGGCAAGACGACGGCGACGGTGCAGTTCCGCAACGGTGCCCAGTATGCGTTGGGTCGGGACGTTTTTCGCGGCGGCCTGATGTCGCTGGTGTTTATGTCACGTACCCGAATGGTGACTGACTACATCGAAAACGTCATGTGGCGGGTTTCCCAGGATGAGCGGAAGGTGATCGCGCAGTTGGGGGATGGACGCAAGTCGGAGGCCCCGTTGGCGAAGCATCAGCGGTTCATCACGGGGATTTTTGAAACGTTGTCGGTCCTCACGCTGTCACCTCAGGGATAAGCAGCGGTCGTCCTTTCTTTCTGTAACTCGCCCAATGTGAATGGAGCGTGCCTTATGTCGTGGCCTTTGAATCCTGCTGGGACTCACTATTTGTTTGAGGGGATCGTGGAGATTCCTGTCGATCCTACGGCGGGTGCGGCGATCCTCCAGTTGCGTCCGCAGGGCGGTATCGGTGTTGGTGTGCCCGCGATTGAGAAGGGTGATCCGGGTGTGCCGGCCACGTTCGATACGACGGTGAATCTGACGGAGCTGGACCCGGACGATCCAACCCCGGCGGAGGCGTCGTTCACTGAGATCACGCCACCTGGAACATCCACGCCGGGTGTGTACCGGTTGAACCTGGCGCTGCACGCCGGCTCGAAGGGCGCGGATGGTGAGGCGGTGTGGGACCCGACGGATGTTGATCCGTCTCCTGTTGCGGGTCAGGTGCCGGTGGTGAATTCGACTGCTGATGGGTTTGTGTTGGCGGCGCAGCGTGTGGGGGACCGGTATGTTCCGGCGTCGATCAACAACACTGCATCGGGTAACGCGAACTCGACTTTGGCTCAGGTGTCGATTCCTGCGCAGCCGTTTGATTGGCGGCCGCGTGTGCAGGGGTACACGGTGGTCACCGGTGAGGGTGCGGATGTTCGGGTTGATTTGGTGGCCCGGTTGAACGGTGAGACCGGCGGCAACGTGATCGGCCGGTGCCCCGGTGTGGCGCAATCGGAGCGGCTGACGCTTGTTTCGGGACCTGCGGCGGGCTCATCGGATGGGTTTGACCGTGTGGCGGCCGGTACACCGGCGACGATCTATTTCCGGTGTGAACGTCAGGCGGGGTCGGTGACGTACACGACTTCTGCTTCTACGTCGATGTTTTCGGTTGAGGTTTGGCCGCTGTCATGACGTCATCGTTTGATCCGTTGCCGGAGTGGGCTCATGCGGTGCCGTCTGAGCCGGGTATTCACCCGGAACAGTCGGCGTTGCAGTGGCAGCGTCCGTTCACTGTTCAGCAGCTGCTTGAGATTGGTGAGCAGTTCATCGAGCAGTTTTTGGCGTGGGTGGTGCGCGCGGTCGCTGGGGTGTTCATCCCTGGTGAGGCATCGTTCGACCAGTTGCGTGATTGGGCTTTGAACATCCCCATTCTCGGGGACATTATCGAGGCGATCACCGGCATTGTGGGTGGCGGGGTTGAGGAACTGACCCAGTTCTTCACGAACGTTCGAAACTTCTTCCAGTCGATCGACTTCAACAGCCCAAACTTCAACCCGCTTCAGGCTGCGGCGCAGTTGGTGAACATCATCCTTGCGCCGCTGCGCAATTTGCTGCCCAGTTTGTTGACGATTCTGCCGATCGGTGGCATATCAAACCAATCGCCGAACATTCTTCCTGCCCCGAAGTTTCCTGAGGGGTCGGTGGGGGATAACGCGGATTGGGTTGTGGACCCGTCGAGTTCGCGCAGCGGTGATGGTTCGGGTGCGGCGAAAGTTATTGCCGATGGCACGTTGAAGGCGCTGCGGTCGGGGCAGAATGTTGGCGATTTCTTCGCGGTGGGCGAAGGCCAGACGGTCACTGCCCGGGTGTTTGTGTCGCATGAGGGGTATGTGGGCACGGGCGCGCCGATTCGGTTGCAGCTGGTGCCGTACATCGACGGCGTTGCACAGGCCCCTGTGGATTTGAACGCGTACGCCCCCCAGGACGCGAACTTGGCGTGGCCCGGTAAGGAGCTGTCGGGGGAGTATCGGGTGCCCGCTGGGGTGACTGGTGTGCAGACCCGGTTCGTGGTGACCGAAGACGCCACTGCGGGCACGTTCTGGTGGGATGACGCCGAGGTCAAGCAGACCGGCGTTATTCAGCAGTCGTGGGTCGAGGGTCTTCCGGAGATTCTGCAAACCTTGTTGGCGCGTGTGCAGTTGACGATTGACACGGTGGTGTCGGCGATCCGCGGCGGCGTGCAGACCGTTGAGAACACGCTGGAGGATTTGTTCGACGCTTTGCGCAACATCTCCCCGGAGTCAATCGCCGGCATGCTCGGCCCGGAGAATCTGCGGGAAACCATCGAGAACATCGTCAACAGCATTGTCGGTGGCCTGGTAGGCCTTCCGGGTATTGGTGCTGGTATCGCCGACCTGTTCAACGTGTTGCAGGAGATCGCCTCGCGCGCCAGCTTGGGGTTGTTCTCGTGGGACATCCTTGGCATCAGGACCAACAAGCCCGTCGATAGTGGTTTGTTGCCGTCGGAGCGGTCCAACTTCCCGCTGTCGAACGTCACGACGTGGCTGGAGGCCACGCAGAGCAATTCGCTCATCGGTGTTGACTTGATCGAAGAGTCGATGCCGCTTGGCGTGGTGTCGTGGATCGGCTACGGCCTTTCGGGGATCACCGAGTTCTACGTCAACATCTGGAAGGTCGACTTGGCGTCGGGCGACTGGACGCTGGTGCACCATTCCCCGAACATCGTGGGGCTTTTGGGCGGCACGGCCGCCCCCGGGGAGTTCATCTCCTACGAGTTGGATGACCCGGTTCCCGTGGTGGCGTCTGAGGCGTACGCCTATGAGCTTGTCCCGGTGGGCGGTACGCATTATGTGCGTGGCCGTGTGGCGGACTTGCCGAATCATCCGACGTCGCAGATTGTGTCGCTGGCGGCCACCAGAAACAACACGTCGCCGGATAGCCCGCCGTCGTCGATTGCGAAGGCGTCGGTGACCCGCTCGGGCGATGTGCCGTGGGTGAGTATCGCCGTGGATACAGGTTCCGGCGGTGACCATCACGATCCGTTGAAGGTCTACCTTGGCACCGCGGCCACGGTGTTCCCGGTTCCGAACTGGGTGAACTACATCGACCCGGTTGCGGTGGGCGCTGGTGGTGGTGGTGCACAAGGCTGGGCATTGGGCATCAACGGTCAGGCCGGTCAGCCTGGGAAGTTCAACGCCACCACATGGGTGCGCGGTGAGCATTTCGGCGACAACGCCATCATCACCCTCGACCCGGGCGCTGGCGGCGTGGGCGGTCCTGGTGACGGCGCGGCCGGCGGTAACACCACGTTGTCTATCTCCACGCCCGGGGGTGACACGTATTCCATTGTCGCCGAGGGCGGCGCGGCGGGCACCACTGAAGGGTTTTTGTCGAAACCTGTTGGCCGAGGCCCGGGCACGTTCACGTTCAATGGCCAGGACTATGTGGGCGGCGTTGACCAGAAGGTCATGGGCGGCCACGGTGCGCCCGCTGGTGGTGCCGGTAACGGCGGCAAGGGCTCGTTGGCGGCCTTTCAGTCCGGCGGCAATGGCGCTCCTGGTGGCGGCTGGGTGTTCTTCCGGCCCGACCCGCTGCCTGACCCTGACCCGGATTTGACGCCCCCCACTGCTCCGACGTTGGTGGAGCTGGTCGATTCAACTTTCAGCACTATCACGATTACGTGGTCTGGAGCAACAGACGTATGACAATCAAAGGGTATTTCGTTTACGCGAAAGAGAAGGACGCTTCGGGCGATTTCGTTCAGTTGAATCCCGACCCGGTGTTGCCGCCGTATGGGACAAACGGTTTGAAGTCGAACACCACGTACGAGTTTTATGTGAAGACGGTGGACAACGCCGGCTGGTTGTCGGACCCGTCGGATACCTACGAGTTCACCACTCCCGCGCACACTGCGGGTGATTTGTTGTCGCCGGAGGACCAGGCGATGGTGGATTTGATTGTGGAGGAGTCCCGCGCGGAGACCGGCCAGCCGGGGGTGATGTTGCAGATCACCGGCCCGTGCGGGAACTATGCGAAGGCGTATGGCACCACCGTGGGCGGCACGGTTCGCCCGTTGACGTTGGATGACCACTTCCGCATGGGTTCCTCCACGAAGATGTTCACCGCGATTGCGTTTTTCCAGGCCGTCGACAAAGGCCTCATCACGCTGGATGACACTCTGGAGCAGTACGTTCCGGGTATCCCGAACGGTACCGCGATCACGATGGGGCACATGCTGTCCATGCGGTCAGGTATCGCGGAGTATACGGCGGGTATCAACGCGCTCTGGATCACGCTGTTTCCGACGTGGCCATGGACGGGCGCGAAGGACTTCCTGGGCTCTATGAAAGGGCCGTCAAATTTCTATCCCGGCACCGACTACCTGTATACGAACTCCAACTTTGCGCTGATCGGGATGGTTCTAGAGATTGTCGACCCGGCCCATCGGCCGATCAAGCAAATCTTCAAAGAAGACATCATAGACCCTCTTGGGCTGACGGAAACGTCATGGCCGCCGATCGGTCCAGTTCCACCCCCAGCGTCGATCGCTGACACGTTCAACCCGAACTTCCTCGACGCTGCCGGCGCGCTGGCGACGAACATCAACGACTACACGAAGTTCGCGGAGGCGTTGCGGGACAACGCGATGGGCCTGTCGCCCGAGTCGTATGACGCGTGGCTGTCAACGTTCTGGAAGCATCCCACAGGGTGGGACCCGTACGCGAACGGGTTCTACATTCCTTCCGAGTACTACTACGGGTACGGGATAGAGTCGTTCGGAACGTGGTTCGGGCATCCGGGACTTTTTTCGGGTGGCTGGTCGTCCACGATTTTCTTTGAGCGGGACTCGGGTGCGACATTCACGCTGCACGAGAACTCGAATACCTCCAACCCCCCGGCCGCGGGCTACACGCGAATTTGGGTGCGGGTGGCGGAGTATCTGTATCCCGGAACGATTACGAATGACCAGAACTGGCCGGTGCCGCCGGAGCCGGTGGATGTTGGGTTTGATGCCGTGTCGGGGGCTGGGGCTGGTGTCGGTAGCGCCACTGTGAACTTCAAGGCCTCCGAGGGGGCTACGGTGTTCGCGGTGGTGGCGTGGGACCGCGCGGGCTCAGCCCCGTCGGCCACGTATGGCGGCGCCGGCGGTGTACTTCTCGGGTCCGTTTCGCACAATGGCGATCCGGCGAATGGGGGCCTGGCGATTTTCCGCATGGAGAACGCAGGCTCCGGCGTTGCTCGCCAGATGAAGGCCACCGGCCCGGGCTGGGTGAGTGCGTATGCCATTTCGTTCAATGATGTTGTGTCGGTGGGCGCGCCGACGTTCGCGCACGGTAACGGTACTGCGCACAGCCAGTCGGTGACGGTACCGAGCGGGGTGACGCTGCAGGCGTTCTCGGCCGGGGCCGGGGGGGTGTCGTCGTCCAAGCTGACAACGATTCTGGGGGCGCGCTTGCGCGCGGAGCAGTCGGGGATCGCCCCGCCCCTGTGTGTCAACACAACCACGAGGACGGGGACGGTGAGCGCTACATCGGCGCAGCCGAACAGGTGGGCTGGCATGGCGGTGAACTTGCAGATTGGGGGATGAGCGTGGCTGTTGGCTGGTGGGCTGAGTCCCACGTCTCATTCGGCGTCACCATCACTCCCGAGGTGGGATTCCGCTACGGCGGTCCGAAACAAGAGTTCGGCGTCACCCTCACCCCCGAGATCGGCATGTCCGCTGTGGCGCACAACCGTGCGAGTTTCGGTTTGTCGGTGCCGGTCTCGCTGGGAATGGCTGCGGCCAGCCACAGCAAGGCGTCGTTCGGTCTGGTGTTCGCGCCATATATCGCGATGCGTGGTCCGGCCGCGTTCGAGCCGGTGTTTCCGTCCGAGGATTTGTATCCGTCGGTGTCGCTGTTCCCGACGCCGCGCGCGCAGTCTCCCGGTTTCGGGTTGTCGTTCACGCCGAGCCTGGGGTTCGAGGCCGCGCCGAAGTTTGCGCGGTCGTTCGGTATCGAACTGGACCCGCAGGTCGGCATGGGTACCGCACTCGGGTTCACGAAGGGCTTCGGGCTCGAACTGTCCCCGCAGGTTGGAATGTCCGGCGCGGAGCGGTATTACCGCGAGTTCGAGCTGACGTTGACCCCGGGAATCGGTATGGACGCCGTGGGTAATGACGGTGTTGACCCGGTGGCGTTCGACGCGGTAACCATGTCCCAGCAAGCGACGTCGACGTTCTCGTTCAACCACACGGCCACCTCCGGAGCGTCGGTACTGGTGTCACTGGTTGTACAGGGCAGCGACACGATCGCTTCTGTCACCTACGACGGATCGGCGATGACGCTTATCGGCAGCCAGGCTCTAAACAATAACGCTGGCGAAGGTTCTCAACACTTGTATGTCATTCATGGTGTTGCTGGCGGGTCCAAGCAGGTGACGGTCAACAAGCCCACCGGCTTCGGGTGGGTGGGCGCTGTCGCGGCCTCGTATCTGAACGCGACCACCACCGGCACTGTGCAGAAGTCATACGGAAACAGTGGTTCGGCAAGCCTGTCGGCGTCCGCGCCTGGAGACGGTGGCCGGGTAGTCGTTTCGTTCGCCAACATGGGGAACCGGACGTTTACACCCTCTGGCGGAACGAACCGATTCTCGGGTTCGGGCCTGTTCCCGATCCTGACCATCAGCGACGCGACGACGGCCACGAACTTCACGGCGACAAGCTCGTCGGGCACATGGGCCGCCATGGCGGTCCCGCTCAATCCCGTATAACCCGAAAGGAAACAATCATGGGCATTCCCAATGCAACTCACAAAGCAGCGTCGGACGCTATCGCCGGTCTCGGTGACTGGATCAGTGTGCATACCGGAGCTGCCGGCACCACAGGGGCGAATGAAGCCACGGGTGGTGGATATGCGCGGGAGCAGACGTCGTGGACGTCGGGCTCCACGGGCACCAACACCGGCGACGAGGTTGAAATCTTCGTGGCGGCAGGCACCTACGTGGAGGGCGGCATCTGGTCGGCCAGCTCGTCGGGCACGTTCGTCGGTTCGGAAGCTTTCGACGACGGTGACGTGGAGGTGTCCGGTTCGGGGGCGAGCATCTCCGTGACGCCCCGCATAGTCGCCTGAAATCCTGGATAGGGGAACTGTTTTGAACATCAAAACTGATCATCAGATCGTCGCGTTCGGCAACGACATGATGGGCTTGTTTGACCGTGACGGCACGTTGATTGTGCAGGCCGCCCGCGTGGTTGGCGGGTGGGAGGTCACCGCCGAGGGGCGGCCCCCGGCGACCGTGTTGGATCGGTCTTCGGCGATCACCGAAATGATCAACACTGCCCTCGCGGTGCTTCCGGGTGACGGTTATTCGTGCCTGGTGCCGAGGGGTTTGCGGGCGCAACCTTAGGAGGGGTTGGTATGGCTTATTCGAAGCAGTCGTGGGAGAACGTTCCCTCGACGAACACCCCGTTGTCGGCGGATCGTCTCAACCACATCGAGGACGGTATCGAAGGGGCGCATGAGGGGCTGGACGATAAGGCCGACCTCGCCCACGACCACGTTTTGGCCGATGTTACCGATGTCACCTCTACTGGCGCGGCTATTGCTGGCGCGGCGGATAACGATGCAGCCCTGGAGGCTTTGCAGCCGGAGTTGGACAACAAGATCCACGGGATCGTCGACTACTACGCGACCAACGAGTTGGATGTTCAGGTGGATGCTTCTGATGTGGTGTCGGGCACGCTGAGCATTAGTCGCATCCCCGTGGGTAGTAGTGGTTCCACGGTGTGTGTTGGTAATGATTCGCGCCTGTCGGACCAGCGGACACCCTTGGACAACTCGGTGACCCTGGCCAAGATTCAGGACGGTGCGATCACCAACGCGAAGATCAATACCGGCGCGGCGATTGCGAAATCGAAGCTGGCTTCGGATGTGCAAACCTCACTGGGTAAAGCGGATTCGTCGGTGCAGAAGTCCGGCAGCGCGTCCGGGATGTGGATGGGCACCACCCTTCCTGGTACCGGCACAGCTGGCGTGCTGTACGTGGTGACGCCATGAAGGTATGGAACGGCACGGCGTTCGTTGACCCCACCGCGTTCAAAGTGTGGAACGGGTCGGCGTTCGTCAACCCTGAGTTGTACACGTGGAACGGGACCAGCTTTGACAAGGTGTGGCCGTCGTTCGAACCGTTCACGATCTCCAGCGAAGACCCTGGCTACGAGGATCTGATCGATGAGCCGGTGCCCGAGGGCGCTTCGGGCTGCTGGGTGACCCTGGTCGGTGGCGGAGGCGGGGGCGGTGCGGGCTACCAGAGTTTCGATGATACCTACCGCCGCGGCGGCGGCGGCGGAGCGGGTGGGGCAAAGATTCCCCGCGTGTGGGTACCCCGCGAGGCTATGGGCTCCTCCTACAGCGTCGTCTTAGGACTCGGCGGGGCGTATACCGGTGGAGGCTCGACAGGATTTGGCGGCACCGACGGGGGATCGTCCTCGTTCTTGTCCGGATCTGTGTCGCTGATCGCAGGAGGAGGGGCGCGCGGCGCGGTCGCGCTGTCCGGTAGCAGTACGCAGGTGTCCGGGGGCGCTGGAAGCCTGACGAGCGTCGTCTCCGGGGTTGCCGGGGCCGTCGTTATCCCCGGCGCGCCCGGGGGTAAGGGGGCCGCGTCGTCAGGCTCTGCGGAAGATGGCGGAGATAACCCGAGCGGTGCAGGTGCGGGCGGCGGCGGAGGCGGCCGGGTTTCGGACTCTAATAGCCAGACTCCCGGGGGCAGAGGAGGTAACTCCGCGGTCGGTACCGGAGGGGAGCGGGGCGGTGCCGGGGCCAACGGGTCCAGCGCCGCCGACCAAACCGGCGGTAACCCAGGCGCTGGAGGAGGCGGTGGCGGTGGCAACAACAGCGGGTCCACAACCACCGGTCACGGCGGTAACGGAGGTAAATACGGCGGAGGCGGTGGCGGAAGTGGCGGTCATAGGACTAATGCTCGTCGCTACGGCGGAGCGGGCGGTGACGGATACGTCCTGATCGAGTGGGAGTGACCCCTACTCGCCGCGAATGATCTGGTACACCCGACCTCTGGTGATGCCTGCTTGTCTGGCGATCTCCGGGGCGGGCATACCGTCCGCGTACGCGGCCTTCACGAGGTCGAACATTTCACTGGTCAGCTCGCCCATCTCGGCTGCAACCTTCTGCCGCTTGACACGGTTCTGTGCTAGTCGATCAGCGAGGGTCATACGGGAAATAGTAGCACGTTATACGCAGTTGACAGACAGTGTGTAGCGGCTATACAGTGGTCCCATCAACTTGAGACACCGCCCAGCGGGGCGAAAGGCCTGAGAAACCAACCCCGCCAGGCGGCCCACCCCCAACAGGAGGCCCACCAATGCTACGCACCACCACCGCGACTGTCTTCGCAATCGCCGCACTCGCCCTCGGAATACCCGCAGTCGCTGATGCCGCACCCGCCCACTGCGCGAATCACGGCACCGGCCACGGGCAGATCTACAAGCACGCATGCGCCACCGGCAGCGGCGGCGCAGGAGCCGACTGGACATACGCCACCCACGCCGACGGCACACCCAAGATGGACGGCACCAAACACATATACAAGTGCGTGCGCCACTGCGGCGGCGGCCGCCACCACGTCGAAACCACCGACACCTGGTGACCCGCCATGAAGATCCACGTTCAATCCCGCGGCCCCGCCGGCTGGAACGCAACAGTCCTCTTCACCACAGGAACCGTCCTGACTGTCGCTGACGACCAAGGTCGCAGGCACCTGATCGACACGTCCCGCGTCACGGTCAGGAGGCTGCCGTGACCAAGCCCCTGCCAAGCAGGTGCACTGTGAAACGCATAGCCGGGGCTCTCGGAACCGGACTCCTCGGAGGCATCGCACTCACCAGTGTCCTGTCCTGGATGTTCGCCACAGGCAACCCCGCCATCGACTTCTTCATCGAACGCGACACCCTGTTCTACTTCTAAACCCACCCCCAGAAAAAGCCCCGCCACCCACTTGGTGCGCGGGGTTTTTCTATGCCCCGAAAGGAACCCCGGACATGGACCGTCTCGGAATCATCCTGCTCAAATTGCTCGGACCACTCGCCGACAGGATCGCTGACCGCATCGCCGACAGGATCACCGAGAACCTACCCGACCTGTCCAACTTGGACGACCAGATCGTCGCGAAACTCCCCGACCTGACCAACCTGCCAGAACAGGTCATCAACATCATCGACGGCGCGCTCCGATCCATCCCCGTCCTCGGCGGAATCCTCGGGAGCAAACGGTGACCACGAAAGATCAAGTCGCCCAAATCACCATCGCCGAAGCCAAGGCGCGCGGCTACACCCGCAGCGAATGCCTGGCGGTCATGTCCACCTTCTACCAAGAGTCCGGCTGGAACGACACCATCTGGGACCCGACCCACACCACCTACGGCATTGCCCAGCAGGACGGCTCCTACCCACACCGCTTCGACGGTGCCGCAGCCCAAATCAAAGGCTTCTTCGACAAGCTCGACGTGTGGCGCGCCAAACCCGGTGCCAGCACCGATATATGGCTGAACATCTGCTGGATGCAGCAGGCCCCCAACTGGCCCAGCGCTGACTACTGGTACGCCAACGGCCGCCGCGCCTACCTCACCGAAATCAAGTCACGCATCGCCACCGTCACCCCATACCTCGACAAGCACTGGCCCGCCGATGGAGGTACCGCCATGCCCGAAAACCGCCCGCCGTACAACGAGTTCCCCATCTGGTCGAACAACAACAGCGCCCGCAGCGGCAAGCCCACCATGTTCCTGATCCACACCCAAGAAGGCGGCGGCGGGGACGCTGCCGCCGAGAACCTGGCGAAGTGGTTCCAGAACGGCAACGGCGTCTCGTACCACTACACGATCTCCCAAGCGTCCGATGGTGGTGTGACGGTGGTCGATTGCGTCGACACCGACCGCGCCGCCTGGTCTGTGGGCAACGCCAACAGCATCAGCATCAACCTGTGCTTCGCGGGGTCGCGAGCATCCTGGATGCGGGATCAGTGGATGAAGCAGTCCAACGCAATCGACGTCGCAGCCTACCTCGCGGTGCAGGACGCGAAGAAGTACGGCTTCACCCCGCTCGTGGTGCCACCGCCATATACGAATGGGCGACCTGGCATCTCGGACCACCGGTGGGTGACCGACGTGTTCAAGTGGGGCACTCACACCGACGTCGGAGACTGGTTCCCGTGGGACTACTTCACCGAACGGGTCAACCACTGGGCCAACGGTGGCAAGACCGAGCCTGAACCGCCCAAGGTGAAACGCTTCCCGGACGACTGGACCGACCGCGAAATCCTCGTCGAGATTCTGCGGCAACTGCGCGGATACAACCTCACTGGCTGGCCGCAGCTCGGCGGAAAAACCCTCGTGGACGCGGTAGCCGACCTGCGGACAGACATCATTGATCTACAAGGGGCCATAGAGCACGGAGAGATCACACTCGGCGGTGCCCAATGAGGATCGACGGCCAGTATGTCGGCCTCGGAGCGGGGGACAGCTCCGACGAGATCCGCAAGATCAAGGCGTTCATGCGGCGCAAGTTCGCTTCCTACGCGGGCGATTTGGCTGATACCCCGCTCTATGACGAGGCCATGACGGCAGCAGTCGCCGAGATGCAATCCCGGTACAACACGGCTGGGCAGCTGCGCGACGGGCTCTACATCCCCGGGATTATCGACGCCGAAACCAAGTACGTCATGGGGTATCTATCCCGGCCCGTCATCGACACCCGGCCAGTCCTGTTCACCGTGTGCGGCACCGGCGTGCCCTGGTGGGTCGGCCCCGACGCCGACACCGCACGCGCCGTCGAAGACCAATACCTGTGGCAACCCATCGGATACCCCGCCGCACCGTTCCCGATGGGCCGATCCATCACCGCAGGAATCACCGAGGCGCACAACCAGGCCAACCGGTGGCGCGAACGCATCGAAACCCACGGGACCGCACTGGCGGGCTATTCGCAAGGCGCGGTGGTCCTCTCGGAGCTGTGGATGAACCACATCGCACCCGAAGACGGCTCCCTGCAATGGATGAAACCCCATGTGCGTAAAGCGGTCACGTGGGGCAACCCGAACCGCGAACTCGGACACGTGTGGGCTGATCACGGCGGCTCCCCAATGGCCCCATCCAACACCCAGGGCGTGTCCTCCAACGGCATGCGCAACACCCCCGACTGGTGGCGCGACTACGCCCACCAAGGCGACCTGTACGCCTGCACCGAACCCGGCGACACACAAGAGGTCCGAAACGCCATCTGGCAGATCGTGCGCGACCTCGACCTGTTCACCGGCCCCGATTCACTGCTGGCCCAAGTGATCGAACTCGCGCAAGCCCCGCTGCCGGAAACGATCGCGATCACCCGGGCGATCCTCGACGCCGGCATGTTCTTCGCGAAACGCACCGGCCCGCACGTGGACTACAACCCCCAGCCCGCCATCGACTACCTACGCACATAGGAGGCAACCATGCTGACACGTTCATTCTGGATCGACGCCGCCGAGCGGGCCATACGCACATTCGCCCAAACCGCGATCGCCACCCTCGGCGCCGGGGCAGTCGACCTGATGACCACCGACTGGATATCGGTGCTGTCCGTGTCCGGCGGCGCGGCCGTCGTATCACTGCTGATGTCGATCGGCGCCGAACGCCGCGGAAACCCCGGAACGGCGTCGGCCACTAGAGCGGTCACCACCGCATGATCTGGGAATCGGTGCGCGAAGCGGTGAACGCGGCGTACCAGCCTGACGACGGTATCGACCTGATAGGACTGCTCATCATCGGACTGCCCTCCACCATCGCCGCCATCGGAACAGGGATCGTCGGCGTACTCACCGTTCGGGGGCAGCGCAAAGGCCGGGAGCGCGCACGCCAGATCGACGCGAAAACCGATGAGATTCACGAGCAGACCGTCAACACCCATAACACCAACATGCGTGACGACCTCGACGAGATACGCGATCTGGTGCGCGACGGCTTCAAACAGATCCAACGCGACATCGGCGGACTGCGGGAGGAGCTGCGAACCGAACGACTGGAACGAATCGAAGGCGACAAACGCCGCGACCGGTAACCACCAGGAAAGAAGGGCGCACGAATGTCACTACTGGCCGATCTCGCGGGCCTGCAACCCCGCACATGCCCCGCATGCGACTGGGCGGGCGCACGGTCGAAACAGGAACGCGCAGAGATAAACACGGCGGTGGAGGCCGCCAAACGCGGTGAGGTTCAGTTCACCGACGTGCTGCGAGTACTCATCAAACACGGCATGCCCGACATGAATCCGCAATCGTGGCGGCACCACGCGAGGAACCATCATGTCCCTGACTAGCGACCTACGTCAGGTCCGCATATCCGAGGGTGTGCGCAACAAGATTCTGATCCTCGACGTCGAACGGCTCCCCGGCATCACCGAACAGTACTGGTGGGACAGGGGCGACCTGAAGAACCGGTATGTGCAGTACGAGACGGTGACCCGAATGCCGCGCACCACGATCGTGTGCGCCAAGTGGTACCACGACGCCGAGGTCATTCAACTCGCGGAATGGGACAGTGGTGGCCGCAAACGGTTCCTGCGGCGCGTGCATAATCTGCTGTCGCAGGCTGACATTGTTGTCGGGCACTACATCGACGAGGCGGATGTGCCGTGGCTGAAAGGCGACCTGCACATCGAGGCTGGGTTGCCGCCGCTGCCGCCGTTCAAAACGGTGGACACGCTGAAGGTGTTGCGCCGTGAGTTCAAATCCGGGGCGCCGTTCAAAGGGTTGGATGCGTTCTGCCAGATCGTCGGGCTGTCTGCGAAAACTGATCGCTACGACCGGTTTGCGATGGAACGCGCCGTGACGGAGAAGAGCGCCGTGGACCGGGAACGTCTCATCGCCTACTGTGCTGGTGACGTCATTGCCACGCAGGGGTTGTACGACTTCCTGAGGCCGCACATCAAGAATCATCCGGCGCTGTTTGTGGACGGCGAGGACAAGCTGACGGTGTGTAACCGGTGCGGCAGTGAAACCGTGTTGATTCCGCGCCGATATGTGGCGAACGTGCTGACCTACACGATGCGCCGCTGCACCAGCTGCGGCGCGCATTCGCGGTTGTCCATTGAGCCTGAGCGCATGAGCGTTGTGCGGGGGGTGTGACGTGAATATTCGTGTGTGTACGTTCCTCGATCACGGTGTGACGGTGGGATTCCTGTGGGACGCGATCAAGGCGTGGGTTCGTCGTGATGTCTGCTGATCCTGTTCGCGGCGCGATCCAAGCCAGCTTGGACGCGATGGGAGACGGTTGGCAGGTGGCCCACTATGTGGTGGTCGTCGGGTTGGAACGCATCGACGGCGACCGCATGGACTTGGGTGCTACGACTGTGATCACACCTATAGGTCAGGCGGGGTATGTCACCGATGGTTTGGTGAACCGTTATTGGGATGAGTCGTCTGGTGAGTGATCCGCAGTTGGAGTTGTGGCGGTCGGTGTGGCTGGCGGTCGTGGCGGGGATGATCGTCGCGCTGCTGGTTTACGTCCTGGCTTAATCTTCGGATTGTGAAGGCAGCCGCCCCCCTTGCACTCTCCAGTGGTTATCAGGGCTCCACGCTCGGGAAACGCCAGATGCGATGACGTCCGATCTCGGACAGAGTTGTGTATTCGTTGACTCTGATGAGTAGGTCTTCGTCGGATTCCTGGCGCTCCCTGTATGCCCAACCCCCGCGTTTGCTGACGCCGGGTATAGGCGGAATGTTCGGATCAAACTCGACAACCCAATTGTTCTCACGAAGCATCCGGTAAAACGAACGGAGACGCTTCAGCTTGTAATCTTTCATGCCTTTGCCTCGTGTGGCGATGTATTCGCCATGATCCCTCAGTCGTTTATGCGGCGCGCACTGAGAAAGAGGCTCGGGTACCTTGAACGGGTATTCGCGGCGGATAACCTGCCGGTCGGTCAATTTACCTCCGTACGTGTGGACGTGCCATGAAACAGCCTGTGGTGTCACACCGTACATCCGGGCGATATCCGACTCAGTCTCCCCCGTAGCTTTCAGAGCCTCAATCACTTCTAGCGAGAGGCGGGGGAGCTGTTCTCTGGTGGTCTTCATCGGTCCTCCTTGTATTACAGACCAACGTATCTTGCATCTTGTTACAGCGCGTCCGAGGCGGACATGATCATCCCGCCGTTGAGTCGGACTCGCCGAGGATCTCCACCACATCTCGCATCCCGAAGGTGCCGTCTATGCCTTCCAGAACAAGTACATCGCGGACGTTCGCCGCCGTCTGAGACCGGACGACCCGATCCACCCGAGCCACGATGCGGCGGCGGCGATCGAATGGGTCGCGGACTTTCACCAGATCTCCGGCGCGGGGGGTCATCGCACGTCCTCCTCGTACCAGGCCAAGGCGACGGGATCGCCATCGTCGGCCCTGCGGCTGATCTCATCGACCAAGGTCGTTGATCTTCCGCTGCCGGGAGACAGCGCGGGTCGAGCCCAGCTGGCACTTCACCCCAGCGACCTGCGATCCGGGCCTCGTACTCCCCCCTCCCACGCTCCTGAAGAATTCCCGCCATTGCGACTCGCAGTAGGTGCTACTCCAGCCACAGCGACCATTGCATTCCCGGTCGTGCGACTCCTCGATGGCGATAGCGATACGGTTCATTGTTGACCCCTTCATTCCGTGATTTCCCAAGTCCCGACCATTCGGCCGCGACGCCTGATACGTCCAGAATACAGCACCCTCGTTACGAGTCAAGGGGTTCGGCCCCACCAATTTCTCGTTACGTCGAAAGTCCGTGTTTCCGCACACGGGGGTGCCGCATATACAGGGGCGCTGTGCACAGGGGTGTGGGCAGCAGCAGGGGGGGCTAGGGCACAGGGGTAGGTGAGGGTGTGGGCCGCGAGGGCCTCAGCCCCCGCTCACGCGCAACCGCCGCTCGGTATTCAGCAGACACCCACATGTCCGTGTTGTCACTGACAACACGGCTCCAGGTTTTCCCAGGTCGCTACAGGTCTAAAAAGGTCGGAACAGAACCACACGGGTGTTTTTTCGCAGGTAAACGCCCATTTCCCCACGATACGAAGGGGTTCGAATCCCCTTAGCTCCACCACCTGAACAGGCAAAACAAAATCTGACAGCACCAATGACATCACCTCGGCTAGAATCCGGGGCATGGCATCAGTCCGTGAACGGTTCCGCAGAGACGGAACCACCGCCTACCTGGTCTCTTACCGGTTCGGCGGCAGAGGCAGCGCACAAGGCGCCCTCACCTTCGACGACCGCAAAGCCGCCGACGCTTTCGCCGCCGCGGTGGACGCCCACGGTGCTGCACGCGCCCTGGAGATGCACGGCATCGACCCCACACCCCGAGGCTCCAAGTCGGAGCTGACCGTGGCTGAGTGGATCCGGCACCACATCGACCACCTCACCGGCGTCGAGCAGTACACCATCGACAAGTACGAGCAGTACCTTGCCAACGACATCAAACCGAACCTCGGCGACATCCCCTTGTCGAAGCTGTCGGAGGAGGACATCGCCCGCTGGGTGAAGGTCATGGAAACCACCGGCGGCCGCGACGGCAACGGGCACGCCCCGAAAACCCTCCGCAACAAATACGGGTTCCTATCGGGGGCACTGAACGCCGCCGTCCCCCGATACTTGTCCACCAACCCTGCGTCGGGCCGGCGCCTGCCCCGCGGGGACGCTGAGGACGACGACGAGATCCGCATGCTCACCCACGCCGAGTTCGACCGGCTCCGCGACGCGGTGACACCTCACTGGAAGATGATGGTTCAGTTCATGGTGTCGACCGGTTTGCGGTGGGGTGAGGTGTCGGCGCTGCAGCCTAAGCATGTGGATTTGGAGACGTCCACGATCAGGGTGCGGCAGGCGTGGAAGTACTCGTCTGCCGGGTATGTGTTGGGGCCGCCGAAGACGAAACGGTCCCGCCGCACGGTGGATGTGCCGGCCAGGTTGTTGGAGCGGCTGGACTTGTCGAACGAGTTTGTTTTCGTCAATACCGATGGTGGACCGGTCAGGTATCCGGGGTTTCTGCGTAGGGTGTGGAATCCGGCTGTGGAGAAGGCTGGTCTGGTTCCGCGGCCGACTCCGCACGATTTGCGGCACACGTATGCGTCGTGGCAGCTAACGGGCGGGACACCGGTGACGATTGTGTCTCGCCAGCTGGGTCATGAGTCGATTCAGATCACGGTGGACACGTACACGGATGTGGATCGGACGAGTTCGCGGGTGGCGGCGGAGTTTATGGACGGATTGTTGGGGGACTTTTAAGACCCAGATGCGCCCTACCAGGGGATCTAGATCCTGGTAGGGCGCCTTTTTGTGTTTGCGGACCTCACTCGGTCATAGTCCAGGCTCCGCAGCCGCTTGTGCGGAACATGATGCGGTGGTCGCCGTTGATGGTGCCGGTCCACGACGACACCCCGTCGGGTTGGATGTTCGCGCGGACGGTGCCGGATGATGCTTCACCTTCGCGGAGTGTTTCGCCGCCGCGATACTCGGAGACGCTGACGATGGCCCAGGTGCAGCCGGGGGAGTCGGGTGGGATGGTGGCGGTGTAGGTGCCCCAGTCGTATCCGTCGGCGCCGCCCATGTTGTGGTAGCCGTCGCCGGGGATGGTCCGATACGGGTTCACGCGCGCTGTGGTGGTGGTTGGCGCTGTGGTGGTGGTTGGCGTTGTGGCGGCTTGCGTTGTGGTGTCGTCGTCCTTGTCGCCACGGGCGGAGACGAGGGCGACAAGGGCGAGGACGCCGAGCGCGGCGGCCATCACTTTTCCCGGCGAGACTGCGTTGGTGTTGTTGTTCATGGATGTGTGCGCTTTCTGGTGAGGGGCTGGCAAACGTGACGCACTGTCGGTTATCTAATCGTGATATTCCCATTTGTGGGCTTCGTGTGTCGATCTTGGCAACGATCCGTTAGCGTCTACGCATCCGGTTGCGAGGGGTGGCCGGTGTTGTTCATTTCGGTAGGTGCAGCCCATGTTTGATGACGATCTCGACACTCTGCTGGCGCGGATTTTGAACGCGATGGATGAGTGCCCGCCAACAATGTGGTCGCTGGACCGGGCGCGCCTAGTCCTTGCGGCGTTGACGCGCCCGGACGCTCCTGGCGACGTGGGCGTGGATCGCAGGGCCTGTTTCGCTGGCCCTAGGCTGGCGCGGTTGCGGCGGTTCACCGGGCCTGGCGCCTAGGTCTTCCTCCTGGTCTTGATGCGTTTCGCGCGGTGTTCGCGTCGTCTGCGTAGTTTCCATGACATTTCGTGCCTCCTGTAATCGTCGCCGGACTTCGGCGAGAAGTTCGTCGTCTGAGTAGCGGACTATCGCCGGCTCGGGTAGCGGCGGCGGAATGTCTGACTGTTGAAATCCGGCTATCGCCAGAGCTTCGTTGACATCCCATTGGACAGCTCGGGCAGCGGCGGCCACGGTGGATGCGGTCGTTCCGATTGGGATCAGTGTCCCTTTGTTGATCTGCCACCCCGTTTCCAGTTGCTTCCACCGTCCTGCGCTGACGGCGGGCTTGTCGCCGCCTGGTGGTGTTGTGCGCCGTGAGGCTTCGCGCTGAGATAGCCCGACGCGCTCTCTGTGCCGCTTGAGTTCTGGCCCGAATGGCCAGTCTTCGCGGTGTTCCTTGTTCTCGTTCACGCCTACATGTTCGCGTGCAAACAGGTGCAAAGTCCACTGCTTGCACAACCCTGATTCTTTGCAGTTACGCGCTTGTAGTTTTCGAACATTGCAGGTCACAGCATTGTTGGCGCGAACTGCGCGCGAACTCTTGCGGTTTGCACTTGTTCGCAGTACAGTTGGCGGCATGGTCAAACAGTCCTACGGGGTGTGGCAGGAACTCCGGGTCATCCGTGAGCGCACAGGTTGGTCATCCGCCGAACTGTCCCGCGAAAGCGGAGTTTCCGCCCCTTACCTCTCCCAGCTTGAGAACGGTGACCGGTGGCCGAACGCCACCGTCACCAAGAAGCTCGCCGTCGCGCTCAAGGTTCCCGTCTCCGTATTGGAGCGGCCAGCAGAGCAGAAAAACCCCGCCGCATAGAAGAAGCCCCCACCTGTGTGCAGCAGGTGAGGGCAGAAGACACCTGAGAGGAAAGGCTCAAATGTCTGAACTACAGCTTACCGGTGACCAGTCACCATTCGACGCCGGACGCATCCCGTGCCCGCAGGGCGGCGAGGACCGGTGGTCTGCCCGCTGGCTCATGGAGCAGATGGGGTACGACAACTGGCAGAACTTCGAGAAAGTCGTCGAACGCGCCAAGGTTTCCGCCCACAACCAGGGTTTCAACGTTCGGACCCTTTTTACTGCCGTCAGTAAAAAGGGCGCCGGCAGGCCGCAGTCCGACTTCCTCGTCACTCGGTTCGCGGCATACCTGATCGCAATGAACGGCGATCCACGCAAACCGGAAGTGTCGGCCGCACAGGAGTACTTCGCCGTCAAGACCCGTGAGGCCGAGACTCGTCCGGCCATTCCGGACATCACCACCCCTGAGGGGTTGTTGGCGATGACGGAGATGTTCGCGGACACCGCGCGCAAGCTCGTCGCTGTCGAGGCCGAGAAGAAGATGTTGGCGGCCGCGATCGAACGGGACGCCCCGCTGGTTGCGAAGGCTGAGGCGCACACCGGGTCTGATTCGGATGTTCACCGTCAGGAGTTCGCCCGCGAGGTCCAGGCGTGGGGGACCAAGCAGGGCATCGAGATCAAGCAGGCGGATGTGTTGCGGTTCCTCGGGCACATCGGGTTGTTCATTCGGGGTGAGCGGTCCGACACGGGTCACGCGACTGCTGATGCGCTCAAGCGCGGGTTGGCGTTCACCCATAAGGATGTGGCCCGCAACGGCTATGCGTATGCGGTCGGGAAGCTGACCCCTTCTGGTCAGGACTACGCGTGGAAGCGGATCACGAAGTACGTGGGTGATCACGGCTCCCTGGAGTTGCCGCGCGAACTGCGAGGCGGTGACCCGGCATGAAGTTCTCCGGTGAATACCTGTACCGGGTCCGCGTGATCCGTTACCCCGAGGGTGCGTTCGAGTGCATCGATGAGGAAGCTGACTACTGGGTCCCCACTCCCGGCTGGCAGCCACCTGGTTGGCGTCCTCGCGGCAACTACACACAGATCCTCGGCACCGACGAGTTCGTGTGGCCGGTAACCAACAAGGTGTACGGGTCGCACTCGACAGCGAAGAAGCGGGCTGACCTTCTCGAGTCCTATGGGGCTACTGCGGTGGTTGAGCGTTCCAGCCGGATTGTGTGGCCCGAATCATGAGCTTCTCTTTCTACTCAAAACCTCAGCGTCTGATCAAAAAGTCACACGGCGGTGTGACCATCGGTCTAGGGAACTACGACGGAACCGACCTGGCCTACCTCAATGTTGCCGGTTACCGAAATGACGCCGATGTCCTTCTCACCGCCGATGAACTCACGGACCTGATAGATCAGCTCACCATCATCCGAAACGCGATGAGGCTGACATGACTTTCCACGCGAGGCCGCGGCCGAAGGTGCAGCACTGGCCGAAACCGAAGAAACCACTGTTTGTGTCGAAACCGAAAGGGGGAGCGAGATGATCGAGGCGTACCCCGTGGAGCAGGTGGCAGACAAGTACCTGCCTCACATGAAGGACCGGGTTCGGTGGATGAAGCGCCGACTCAAGAAGGGCGAGATTCCGGGGAAGCAGCTGTCGCGGAGTGTGTGGGTGATGACGGACGCCCATATTGAGCAGTGGCTTTCGGGTGGCCCGTCTGTAGCCCATCAGGAGCCGGTTGAACCGGTGTCGTTGGCTGATGGGTTGTCGGCGCGGTCGCGGCGGAGATTGGCGAGTTGATGGTCAAGGAAATTTGGCTTCCAGTACCGGGGTACGAAGGACACTACGAGGGGCGAGTGATCTGCAACGGAATGCTTCCCGCGCCGTGGGGTAAAAACTTCGGGCCGTCAGATCAGACGGGTGGCTGTCGGCGGCCGTGGGGACATAAAGGGCCGTGCCATCCCGTCGAACTGGCGGAAGACAAACAAACCACGGAGGACCGGTGAGTACGTCTGCTCCTAAGCATCGGAGTGTGTGCCAACTGTCGGGTGAAGTGACTCGTCCGTCGGGGTTGTGGAAAGCGTTGGCGGAGTTAGACGCCAGGCAGATGAAGGAAGCGGCGGAGCTGGATGCGTTGCGTGAGGAAAACGCGCGGCTGCGGTGCCGGCTGCAGGAACTGGGGGAGACAGCGTGAGTGGTCTGCTCTGGATTCTCGTGGCCGTTGTCGTTGCCGCTCAGGTTCCCCAGGTGGTTCTGCTGATGGCCCCGCGTGCGTTCTGGGACGGCTTGTACGACAGCCGACCGACAGCGGCGTGCTTCCTGTGGGGATATTCCCACCCCTTCGGCCCGGATTGGAGTAACCAGTGAATCTTGTTGAGCGTTTAAATGCCAGGTTTAACAACGTGATTCATGACGGGCTCGCCCTGGTGGGTGCTGTGGTGGATCCGTGGCTGGCGCGCCTTGAGCGGCAGGCCATGTCGAATGCGTTGGGTCGGGATGTCGGCCTGGATTTCGGGGATGTTCTTGTGGCTGCGGAGGCTGAGGAAGAAGTCCACGAACCGTCTGCCGAACGTCGGGTTTCGGCAGACCCGTCATCCACTCCCGTGGGTGACATTGGTCCCGGCGCGGGCATGGTTCCCCCGCCCCCCGCGCCGGGACCCTCCAACGGCTGGGACGAACTGCACAAGCAGGTAGGGCCGAACTCGCCAAAGTGGATACACGACGCCATCGACTCCACCAAGCAGTACTGCCTCAGCTTCGCCCGCGAATTCCTCGATGATGACGAGTTCATGGAGTTGGGGGAGTTCCTGGACACGGCGACAGCGGAAGAACTCGCCGCGATCCGACAGCACACCGAAGTGTCACGCGCAGACCTCACCGCGCACATCCGGGCGATCTTCCTGGATGGCGAAGAGGGCGAGATCGGACCGCTTGTCCTGGACCTTGTCGATGGCATCGCTACCCAGGTCACGGATTCCCTGGTCTCAGCGTTCCGCATCACCCCGAGATAGACGCAACCCATCCAAACCAACGAAAAGGAACCTCAAATGTCCATTGACCTTGACCGCATCACCCACCCGCTTCGCCTCGCCCGAGGCTCACACCAACCCGGCTCCGGGAAAGGCTGCGCCATGAACGTCATCTCATACATCAACGGCGACACCAAAATCACCGACTACCCCGAATGCTCAGCACGCCCACTGGCCGCCCTGGTGCAGATGTGCAACGACCAACTTGCTGGACCTGACGGATTTCTATCACCCGAGAACAGTGTGCTGGTTCTCGACTTGGGTTGGAAGACAGTCGGCACTGCAGGTGTTTCGGATGCTGTCCACGCGTTGTGGATTGCCGACATGCTGGACTCCCCAGAGTGGGGCGCCGTCCGGTTCGCGGATGAGGTTGGTGCGGTGGCGATCCGCGAGATTGCGGATTTGCACCGTCAGGCGGCGGCGGGTCAGGTGCCGTTTGCGTGGGCCGCACGGAGCGCCGCATGGAGCGCCGCACAGAGCGTCGCAGAGAGCGCCGCAGGGTACGCCTGTAGCCCCGCACGGAGCGCCGCAGAGAGCCGCGCATGGAGCGCCGCATGGAGCGCCGCAGAGAGCGTCGCAGAGAGCGCCGCAGGGTACGCCTGTAGCCCCGCACGGAGCGCCGCAGAGAGCCGCGCATGGAGCGCCGCACGGTACGCCGCAGAGAGCGTCGCATGGAGCGGCGCACTCATCGAGTTCACGCGGCAGTCGATTACCCGGTGGCGCGAACTCGCCGACCTCGACCCTGAAACCGAGATTGACGCAGCAGATATCAATTCCGCTCTGGCGCGGATCCACGGCTGACGCAGGCGGGCCGCCGCCCCATTGCGCGGGACGACGGCCCTAACACCGGAAACACACAACCAAGAAAGGCACTTCCGATGCTAGATCGAGATTCTAAACCCTCATGGTGGGACAACCACCAAACCACCTGGGCCGACCTGCCCGTCACCCGCAACGCCCCCATGGCTGAGCTGGACCTCTTGAAGGAACTGGAGGACTTGGCGGAGCTGGTGTTGATCCACGCCGAGAGTGTGTCGTGGTTCCGCCCGTTCCTGCCGCCAGCGCATTGGGAGAACCAGCCGACGATCTGGGAGCAGATGAACGGCGACGCCGTTGTTGGGCTTCTGCACGACTACCTCACGACAGGAGAAGCAGCATGAGGCGCAGTGAGAAGAACTGGCGGTATTGGTGGACGATGCCGCTGCTGATCGCCGCCGGCATCATCGGCCCCGGCCTCGCCGCACCCCACGCTGAAGCGGACAGCCTCAACGACCGGTTCATCGCCGTCATCGAATCCGAAGGCATCACCGGAGTCGACAACGACCGCGACGCCATCGTCACCGCCAAAAAAGTCTGCGCCCTCCTCAACGCTGGAGTCACAGAAGGCGTCATCGCGCAACAGATCTACATCAACTCCGATCTGTCCCCCTACCAGGTGGCGTTCTTCGTCGCCGCCGCAGAATCGGTGTACTGCCCGCAGCACCTCACCAACCAGGGGGTGGTGTAGGTGGCGAACTCACCGTTCATCCAACTGGCAGAAGTCCACACCAGTGACTGGCGTTCACGGGCGCTCTGCACCCACAAGGACGGCGACATTTGGTTCCTCAACGAATCCGGCCACTACACCAACGACGCCGCCCGCCGCATCTGCTGGACCTGCCCCGTCCAAGCACCATGCCTCGAATTCGCGTTGCAACACAACGAGGCCGGCGTGTGGGGCGGCTTCTCAGAGAAAGAGCGTGCCCGCATCAAGCGTGGTGAACTGCCCCCGGTGAAACCGGCACGGTTCACGGAGAAGGAATGCTTGCAGTGCGGTGAGGTGTTCGAGCCGGTCACCCGCAGGGCAAGGTTTTGCTCGCAGAAATGCAAGAAACGCGCCGCGAATGCGTTGCGGTCACAACCGTCCCTGAAGATCTGCACGCAGTGCGGCGGCGAGTTTATGGGGACGTATGCGCAGACCTGCTCGAATGAGTGCCGCCGGGCGCAGAGGTGGGGCGCATGACCGGCCGTGTCCTCACCCCCGTTGAGGTGGAGAAGGTGGCGTGGCTGACCCGCATGGGTTGGACCGCCACACAAATCGCCGAACAGCTGGGCTGCCACCACCGCACCGTGCAGCGTGCCCGCGCGAAGACGGGTGTGGCGAAACCGAAACCCCCCGCCCTGTCTACGGAGATCCTGGAGGAAGCGGCGCGGATGCTGGCCGATGGTGCTTCGCAGAACGAGGTGGCCCGCACTTTGGGTGTTGGGCAGGCCACGATCTCGGCGCATTTCCGCGGCCAGGGTTGGACTCGTGAGCAGTCGATTGAGTGGATTTCGTTCATCCGCCGCTACAGGGGTGTCGCATGAGGCGGGGCGCGAAACTCCCGGAGTGGGTGGTGGAGCGGATCGTGGCGTTGTCGTGGAACGGTTGGACCATCGGCGACATCGCAAAAGAAGTCGGATGCTCCGACCGCACAGTGTCACGGGTGAGGGTGCGGCACGGCATCAGCCGCGGCGAAGCCCACGACCCCATCCCTGAACATGTCCTGGCCCAGGCGGCCCGCCTGCTCGACGACGGCGCCTCCTACACGGACGCCGCGGCGACGGTGGGGTGCAGTCGAACCGCGTTGCGCCGCAAGTTCCCCGGTCGTGGCTGGGACCGCCGGCAGTGCGCTGAATGGCGAGTGATCGCCCGCATGGAAAGAGCTATCGCATGACCATCATCGACCTGTCATTCATGCTCGCCCATGTTGAGGACAAGCACGCGTGGCGTGACCAAGCGTTGTGCTCCCAGGTCGATCCCGAGCTGTTCTTCCCCGAAAAGGGAGGAAACGCGAAACCCGCAAAGCGGATCTGCGGTATGTGCGACGTCCGGGACGAATGCCTTCAGTGGGCGCTGGACAACAACGAACAGTTCGGCATCTTCGGCGGCCTGTCCGAGCGTGAACGCCGACCACTGGTGCAGGCTCGCCGAGAAGAACGAGTCCCACTAGTGAAGGTGTGCAAAGGCTGCGGAGAAGAATTCCAGCCCTATCGCACTCGCCTGGTGTACTGCTCGATGGCGTGCCGACGCCAGTCAGAAAAAGAATCCCGCAAGCGTCACTCGCGTGAGTGCCGTTCGTGTGGTCGGCACTTCATCGGCGTCAGTGACCACTGCTCACCGGCATGCCTGAAGAAGTCGCATCGATCGATCCTGGACAAGCGGGACGCCCTGAAAATTTTCACAGTCGTATGCCGAGTCTGCTGTGAAGACTTTGAGACCTCCCGAGTTCACACCAAGTACTGCTCTGATTCGTGCCGGCAGGCGGCGATCCTTGCGCAGCGTCGTCAACGCACTAGGTCGCGGAGGGAGGCGTCGTGATGTGTGTATGTGGGCACAACCGGTCCTGGCACAGGTATGCGTGGGACAAGTTCCGTCAGGTGTGGGACACCAGTTGTGAAGCCACCAACTATCACGGCCCTGCTGGGCATGAACGCTGCCGCTGCTCCAAATACCAAGACAAGGAAGACGAATGATCACTGATACGAGGGTCATCACTGCGAGGGATGACGCGAAAGCCGGCGCAGCCGCACTTGATGACGCGAGGTGTGCTTTGCATGAGCTGTTGTCGGAGGGGCCGCAGTTGCCGTTCCTGGACCGTGAAGCACTGGAACTCAACCTGGAGGTTGTAAACAAGGCGTTGTCTCGGGTTGATGCGGTGATCGGCTCGTTGGACCGGCTCGCGGACAGGTGGACAGCATGAGCACCGAAACCCAAAACCTCACGTGGGAATGGTTCACCGGTTTTGTTGGCCCCGGTAGGTGGCGTGCGGTACTGCCCGGTGATCGGCGCAACGCGTGGATCAATCCGTCCGATGTGGCGGGTGATTTCCGTTGGTCTGTTGAGGACAACACGTGTGCGCTGGTTTTGGCGTGGGGGTATGAGGAAACGTTGGACGCCGCGATGGCCGCTGCCGCTGCTGCTGCTGCGGAGGTGACCGAATGAGGAAGGCTGCGCGATGAGCGAACCTGATGTGGAAGGACTTGCGAAGCTCCGGGAACCTTTCCCGCCGAATCAGATCGGGAAACTCCCCAAGGGCGGCATCACTCTCGACTTTCTTGGCCATGGTTATCTCACCGCCCGATTCCTGGACGTGGACCCACTGTGGACGTGGGAGCCGTTCGCGGTAGGGGATAACGGGCTACCCCTGCTGGATGAGCATGGTGGGCTGTGGATCCGACTCACCCTGTGCGGTGTGACCCGCATCGGATACGGCGACGCTGGCGGGAAGAAAGGCCCCAACGCCGTCAAAGAAGCGATCGGCGACGCACTCAGGAACGCGGGCATGCGGTTCGGTGCGGCTCTCGACTTGTGGTGCAAGGGAGACCCGGACGCCCCGGCACCGCCGGATCCTGCGGTGGCTGAACGCAACGCTCTGCTCCACGAGCTGGGAGATGCATGCGCAGCTCTGACGCTCGATGAGAAGACGGTGGCCGCCCAGTTCTACGGCAAGTACAAGGTGACGGCGAGGAACGCGAAACCTGCCCAGTTGCGGGAGTTCATTGACGACCTCATGGAGAACGGTGCCCCCGCATGAGCCGCCGGTATACGGGGTTCTCCCCGGAAACCAAGGAACTGATCTGGACCCGCGCCCAAGGGCGGTGTGAACGCTGCAACGAGTATGCCTCAGACGCTACTGCACACCATCGCAGGCCCCGTGGTCTTGGCGGATCTCGCCGCGATGACACCAATCTGGCGTCCAACGGGCTGTGGGCTTGCGGTGCCTGTCATCGTTGGGCGGAGTCCTATCGGACGCAGGCGTTCGCTGACGGGTGGCTTGTTCGTCAATCCCAGTCCCCTATCACTGTTCCCGTCCTCTACAGGGGCAACTGGGTGTTGCTCGACGACGACGGGCTTGTTTACCGAGTTCCCGCGGAGGCAGCGAAATGAACCCCTACTACCAGGACGACCAGGTCACGCTGTACCACGGGGACTGCCTTGAGATCACCGAGTGGCTAGCCGCGGACGTGCTCGTCACCGACCCCCCGTATGGTATGGCTTTTGTTTCGTCCAGGACGAAACAAAAGCGACCCGTGGCGAACGACGACAACACTATTCACCGTGACAACGCGCTTGAAGCGTGGGGAGAAGAGAAACCCGCCGCAGTGTTCGGCACGTGGCGAGTAGCCAAACCGCCCAATGTGCGGCAGTGCCTGATCTGGGACAAGCGCGGCGCTGGTCCTGGGATGGGTGATCTCACAACTGCATTCGGCACCAGCCACGAGGAAATCTATCTGATCGGGCACTGGGTGAAACGCTCTACCCGCCGGGGCAGTGTCATCACCACCGAGTCATCACCCAGCGATCTGACATCCCGGATCGGACATCCCACCCCGAAGCCTGTTGGTTTGATGGAGACGATCATCGCGGCTGCACCCGAGGGTGTGGTTGCGGATCCGTTCGCTGGTTCCGGCTCAACTCTTGTCGCCGCAAGGAATCTTGGCCGCAAAGCGATTGGCGTCGAACTCGAAGAACGCTACTGCGAAATCATCGCGCGCCGACTGGATCAGATGTGCCTGGACTTTGGTGCTGGCGCATGAGCATCTACCGAATCCCTAACCCTGTGGAGGCAGCCCAATGATGGCAGGTCCCATGATCACCGTTGTCTGCGCGGAATGCAGCCGCACCCAAGGCTGCCCCATCACCGCCGAATTCCCCACTACCGAACAAGCGCAGGCGTTCATCCGCCGGCACCACGCCTTCGCTGATCACAGGGCACACATCCCAGAAGAGGCCGCCAAGTGACCGACTGTCTGTTGTGTGACCATCCCAGGTCTTCTCATGCCACCCGGTGCCGGGTCCGCATGGGTGTCGACCGGGACGACATGAACACCTACACGATCTGTTTGTGCCCCGGATTCGAAGGCGCAGAAGAGGACGACGAGCGATGAGCGACCCGAGGATCCGCCTGCTGTTCAGCCGCCGCGAGCTGATCGCGATGCAGCGCTGCGAATTGTGTGGATGGCACCCGAAAACGCAGAACCATCACCCTGATTGCCCGCGATACGAAACGGAGGAGTGACCGGTGCCTTGGTTCTACGTGGATGACGCGTTCGCTGACAGTAAGCCGGTGATGCAACTCGACTCCAGGATCCGCAACGAGGCCGTCGGGTTGTGGGTTCGTTGCGGTGCCTGGTCGGCGAAAGAAGAGACGGACGGTCATGTGCCCCTTGATGTTGTGAAGGGGTTCGGCGGCACGCCGAGACTCATTCGCGCGCTGCAAGAACAAGCAGGACTTTGGCAGAAACAGGGTTGCGACAACACGCAATACAAGGATGAGACAACGGTTGATACAACGAGACAATCTCAACCAAAATCTCGCGAAATCGTGTTTGCCAACTGGGAGAAATGGCAGAAAACTAAGGCGGAAAATGAGGCGCGGCGAAGGCGTGAGGCAAAGAAGAAATCCACCTGGAGAGCTGGGAAAAAGGGCCGCGACTATGTGGCTCAGGATGGGCAGGTGTCCACCGGGGACATGGTGGTGGACACGGATTTACTGTCCACCGGGGACAGCATGGGGGAGTCCCGCTACCCCGACCCGACCCGACCCGACCCGACCCTTATTCCTTTGGTTACTTCTAGCAGGGGGGTTACGTCAGTAGACGCGAACGTTGATTCCCCCCGCCCCGAATGCCCTGACCATGAAACGAACTCAGAGACCACCAACTGCATCCCGTGCATGAAGCGTCGCAAGTGGGACAAGGAGCACCCGGATTACTTCAAGCGGCTGGAGGCTGAGCAACGCCGCCGGCAGGCCGAGGCTAGGCAGGCCGCCATTGATGCCTGCTCGTTGTGTGATGAGTTCGGGGATATCGAGATCGATGATGCGGTCAAGAAGTGTGATCACCCGAATGTCCGAAAGGCGGGGTCACTGTGAGGGATTGGCGTGGGACGACGGTTCATCAGGAGGCGTTGCGGGTGCGGTGCCGTGACTGCTTGGCAGGGATCGGTGAGCCGTGTGTGGTGCGGGATGAGAAGGGGCGTGTGGTGAAGGTGTTGGAGGCGTTTCCGGCTCATGCTCACAGGACCGCTGACAGCCGTTCTGGCGGTTCCGGGTCCGGTGACACCACGGAGGCCCTGAAAGTCGCTCCACGTGGCGCACAGCCCCCGCAATCAACACCAGGAGACGAGCAGTGAGCGTGGAGATTCGCCGCGGCGTGAGCGGGCCGTGTAAATGCCCCGGCCCGTACGGACCCGGAGAAGAGATCCGATGCAGCCACTGGTGGGAATGCGACTGGGGCGTCATCGAACACTCCGACCCCCGACCGGATCGAGGTGAAGTCGGTCATCTGATGCTGGCAACAACCGGATACGTGGATCTGCTGTTGAACAACGGACCCACTCCCTTCCTGATGAAGGGTGGGCGAGTGGACAGCGCCAGTGTGGATGGCGATCGGTTATTCGTGCACATCGAGTGGGGTGGGAAGCGTTGGACGTGGGAGTTGTTTGAGGCGCACATATGCGTCGGTAAGGGTTGGCCTCACAACCTTCTCATCGGGAGGTGGCCGGACTGATGACGATGTTTGTGTCGTCTGCGGATGATCCTCGTGTCCAGGCCGCCCAATCCGCGCGGTCGTGTGACATCTGCAAAGCCCCCAAAGGCAAACCCTGCAGCAACACGATTTCGCCGGGGAAGCCGCTGCCCGGTCGGGTCATCCACTTCGGGCGGCTCACAGACAGAAACCGAGAACCGAAAGGCGACGAATGAACAACCAAGAGAAGCTTGCCCGTATCCGCGAGTTCTGCAACAGCGTTCCGGAACGCGATCCAGGCTACGAGGTGGCTTGTGATATCCGGGATTTCATCGACGGCCACGCAGATTTGATGGAGGAATGATGGCTGTTCACAATCACGGCCCTGACGATCCCGCGAACCCGTTCTGCGGAGAGTCGATGGTGGGCGGGAAGTTGACGGGGGAATGCCTGAAGTCAGAGTCGCAGGCGTCGGTTCGTGCAGTACTCACAGAAGCCCTCAGTGAAGCGCTGAAGCGGCTGTGGACCGACCCTGAGGATGCTGCCGACCAGGCGGCCTGGGATGCGCTCCCCGGAAAGCTCGCTGATGCCGTTGCTTCTCTTCCGGGTGTGGCGGTAATCCAACTACCCGAACCCGACGACGACCACGGCGACGGAATCGCATTCTGGACCGCTCAAGAAGTTGGTGTGGCGGACGGAATGGTGGTCGCGCGTTTCGACCCGGGCAATGAGGTCATCTACTACGAGCCATCCGAAGCGTGGAAGGTGGCCTCTGCCCTCGCTGCTGCTGCGGTTGTGGCTACAGGGGAGGAAGCATGTCAACACCGGAGCACGCAGATTATCGGCCCCGAATCCTCCGACGGACGCGGCGAATGGTACCAGGAATGCACGCAATGCGGATACGTGACGGCGACGGGAATCGACCTATGAGCGACCCAGTAGCCCGCGCTGAGGCAATCACTGCTTATGCCGCCACACCTTGCGCCACATGCCAACACCCGTCATCGCATCACTCGGACATCGGAACTTGTGAAGCGTGTAGTTGCGAATCATTTGAGGAGGAAGCGTGAGCGAACGCATGGTGAGAACCGCAACCGAAGTTTCCGCCCTTCCCGATGGAACTGTCATCGCATCAACTGAGGACTGCTCCTGGCCGGAGCGTTATGCGGGAATGCGATGGCGCAAGCGCGGCGATTCCGTGACTCCACTCAAAGCTGACCCGTATACGCGGGAGACGTACACCGCCCTGATCCGGTTCTTCATCGATCCGCTTCCCGCGAAGGTGATTGAGGTGGAGGAAGCGTGAGCAGCGAAGCCCAGAACGTGATCGCCGACGTGATCGGCAAGCATCGCCCCATCGACAGCCGAGACGGTGAGGATGGGCTGTGCTCCTGCGGGTGGCAGGAGGGGGTTCGCTGGGGACCTCCCACATGTGCCGAGCACTTGGCCGAGGAAATCGACAAAGCCCTCGGAGGACTCACCCGCGAGGAACGCCCCCGCGGACTGCACCGCTGTCCCGATCCCGCTACGAAGCACACAGAAGCCCGCTGGGTGTCGGGATGGAGCGAGGCATGAGCGACGCAGACACTGCACGGAAGAACGGCTGGACCGTCGGAACCCGACTCGCCGGCGATGAAGGACGCGGCGAAACGATCATCGAGATCACCGCGGTCGGAGAGGAACACGTGCTCGCGAAAGCCATCTCCCATGCGGGCCGACCGGCGCCGTACCGGGAGTCACTGTGGACTTTTGTGTACCGGGATTGGCGGGAGGTGCCTGGTGCCTGATCTGAACTCTGTTGCTTATCAGGGGTTGATTCGATGATCGTCGCCGTTTCTCCAGGTAGGCAGCCGATCTGACAGCGCACACATGTTTCCGATTACCGACACTCGTAGGGAGATGACGACTATGCCGACCACAGAGCATGGATCAGACGTCCAGCACTTGAGCCCTGAACACCGCGATCGTGCTTGGCGCGATAGGTTCAACGCCCGGTGGCACTATGACTACGGCGGGTGGATTCGTACCAGGCCGCAGGATGAGGCGTCGACCTTCGCTTTGATCCCAACCAAACACTACGGACCGTTCACTGAGGATCACTCGTGTCCTGCCTGCCTGGTGGTACACCCACCTGAGGATTGCCCCGTCCTAAGTGGAAACACCGACATGTTGGTTGTTTTCGATTACGACACCTCGCCCAACAAGGCACAAGCGGATACAGCTGACGATGACCCCAGATAACGTAATTCTCACCCACGACGGAGGAACCCTGCAGAAGACGAGTAGGGGTACCTGGTATTGGGCCAACGATGACCAAGACGAGAGCCTGCCAGGGGACCTTATCGACTTCCTTCCCGCTCGCGTGCTCTACATCCCTACGGACTCTTTGGAGGAAGCATGAGCAGCGAAGCCCAAAACCTCATGATCGAGGTGATCGATGCGCACGCCTACAACGGTGCAGACAGGGGGTTCCTCGGCGAGCACCGTGTCGAGTACTGCATCTGCGGGTGGTCGGAGGAAGGCGACGGCGTACACACCGCGCATGTGGCCTCTGAGGTTGATAAAGCCCTCGGCCAGAGACCGCAACCCGATTCGTTACCCACTGGACGGAGATACCTCATGAGTGATGTTGTTGAGCGCGCCAAAGCCACGCTGGAAGGCGTGACCGAAGGGCCGTGGACGTTCCAGCACTGGGGCGGACAGAACCAGAACGGCGACTACGCAGAGTCGATCCTCTTCGACGGCGCTGGCGAGTCCATGACCTACGGACTGCCCGACCGTGACGGCGAGTTCATCGCCCAGGCGCGCACTCTCGTTCCTGAGTTGGTCGCTGAGGTTGAAGAGTTGCGTTTGGTGGTGGCCGCTGCCGCTGTCGCGTTGCGAGGAGAGACCCGATGACCTTGAGCGATGCAATAGACCTGATCAACGCCGAGCGCGTGGCGTGGCTCCGATTCTGCGAATCGGCCGCGGCCCGCGGCGACAAAGAGGACTGCCTAGTCTGCGGGGGCCGGGCCAGCGGACTGGCAGACGCACTGGTAATCCTGGCGAAAGTGGGTTCCTGATGAACGAGACAGAACTCAAAGCGTGCGCCGATTGCGCTGGAGTGGAGGAAGCATGAGCGACGCAGACACTGCACGGAAGAACGGCTGGACCGTCGGAACCCGACTCGCCGGCGACGAAGGCCGCGGCGAAACGATCATCGAGATCACCGCGATCGGTGAGCAACACGTGCTGGCGAAAACCATCTCCCATGCGGGCCGACCGGCGCCGTACCGGGAGTCACTGTGGACGTTCGTGTTCCGGGATTGGCGGGAGGTTCCGCGGTGATTCAGGTTCATTGCAGGGAGTGCAACCGTGTGTGGGACCAGAGCTGCATGGATTGCGCTCAGTGGAAAGCGGATCGTCACTCGATCAACACGGGGCATACGGATATTCACATCATCCCGGACACCACACCACCGCCTGTACGGGTGGGTCAGGGGTGGGCGGAATGGCTCACGAAAGGATCGTCCTGCTGATGCCGTGGGTCAAGATCACTTGCACCGAGCGCGACGAACTCATGTCCACCCGCGACCTGGTGCCGTTTTCGTCGTGCACCGATCTGGACGCCGAGTTCCATAGCGAGCCGCAGATGGACATCGAGTGGGCCGAACGCGGCGCAGACCAACCGGTGCTGCGCGAACACCGATACCCGGCACGTACCTACCTCAGCGATGAACCGGGCACCGTCCGGCCCGACCGAAAGCCCTGCGAGCACTACCGATACGAGGCCCAACCATGAGTACCCCTGAGCGTGAAGCCCTGATCGAGAAAGTCGCCGAAGCGATCCGCGGGGAAACATCCGGCGGCCGCATCTTCCCGTGGAACACCCTGACCGAGACGGAGAAGGACGCGTGGCGTCGCATGGCTGACGCCGCGTTCGATGTCCTCATCGACGCCTGGGCTCCGCCGTTCTAGCCGCATGCCGAAACCACCTGAAACCCCCGCCGAGCACATCGAGTTCGCGCGGGAAGAAGCCCGCCAAGCCGCATACGAGTCAGCGACCACTCACGCTCTGATCGCTATCGCCCAACTACTAGCCGAAAAGGACCAACCGTGACCTTGTCCGTGATTCTTGCTTCCCAGGCCCGGTTCCTCGTTGAGAGCCCTGTTTGTCCGGTGTGTTTCCAGCCCCGCACCGAGCATTCCACCGACTGCAAAGGACACCACAAATGAGCGTCTACGCACTGAAGCAACCGCGTCCCGGAGGGGGCGAGTGGATCCAGGAGCACGACAGCCTAGAGGATGCACTCCAGTTCCAGTCGCATAGCGGCGGCATCCTTGTCCGCCGCGAGGCCATACCTGGGCAGCCTGGACTGTGGTGGGTAGAGGTCAACACCGACGATCTGCCCAGCGATGTCGGATCGGTTGTGCAGTCTGAACCCAACCAGGAGGTCACTGATGTCTGATGCTCGTGTGGGGGCGTGGATCGCAGCGTGGGACGCGCTCAACGCCGCCACCAACATCATCAAAAAATGCCCCATCCAAGATCCTGACGAATATCGGGCGTTCTGCCAACTCCAAGCAGACATCTACGCCCACCTCGCCGACGTCCCGGCAGAGGTAGGTGTCGGCGCAGCGGAATGGCTTGAACGCCGCGAGAAGGAACGACGGGAACAGGAAGCGATGTTCAGGAAGGCATTCGAAAAATGACCAAGCCGATCGACACCGACGCCCATGCGGAAACACCCACAAAACCCAAACACATGAACCCCAACAAACTCCGCTACACCCTCTACCGGCTCACCATCGACTGGCTCCACCTTCACACCCAACTCCCCACACCACCACGCCAACAAACCCTCCGACACACCAAAACCCACACCTACGGACACCCCGCCGAATGGGCCAGCGACACCGCAGCACTCATCGCCGACATGCTCACAAGCTGGCACGACTACCTCGCCGAACAACGCAACGAAACCCCACCACCCCACGGAAACGAACAAAAACGAATCATCGCCGCCTGGAAATACCTCGAACCACGCTGCGAACAACTCACCCAACTCGTCACCCACGACGACCTCAAAGAACTACCCGACCTGCACCACCGAATCCTCCGCATACTCGGATTCGCCAAAGCACCCAAATACATACTCCCCGTGCCCTGCCCATCCTGTGGACTGCTCGCAATGGAACGCACCATCGGGATGGGCGGCAACGACTACATCGCATGCGGCAACCCCGACTGCACCTACATCGTCCGCGACGACCCCGACGGGAAAAACTACAAATGGTTGATCCGCGTATGCCTAGACACGCTCATCGAGTCCGAACAACAACAAGCCGGTTGATCTTTCGTGTAAGATAACTGCCAGTAGACGAACTATGCCCGCACCCGGACGAGCTTTCGGGTTTGTGGGCATTTTTCATGCTCGCATCTGGGAAGGGACCCGAGCTTAGATGGCAGGAACCGCAGTCCTCACCCCTGACGGTATCGACACACTCGTCACCGCAGCTGAAGCAGCCGCACTATGCGGTGTCACCACCAGCACCATCTATGTGTGGGTCAACCGTGGCACCCTCGCACCGTCCGGGAAAAACCGCACCGGGCACAACGTTTACCGCGTCCTGGATGTAGCCAAAGCTGAATACGCTACCCGCGTAAAGGCCAGGCGGCACCGATGAGTGCTTTCCCCCCGCCGCGCACACTAACCGAACGCATCGAAGGCGCACACCTCAACCTGAAACTTGCACGGCAATCGGGCAACCCGGACATCATCGCCGCCGCTGAACGCATACTCGACCAGCTGATTGACCGGTTGCCCCGCCCCACACGCCAGGAGTAGTTGCCGTGCCAACCAAACATTTGCGGGTGTGTCCCGACCCTTGCGGCAAGGTTCGTTTCTCGGCGTGCAGCAAGGCTTGCCGACTCCCGAACGATATCGACCCGGAGTCGTGGCGTATCAACTTGCAGGACGGCGCCGGCACGATCGGTGGCAGGCAGGAATGAAACGCCGCGCGGCCCGCATCATGCGACGCGCAGCACGCCGCCTCATCGCCACCTCGCGACGGTTGGACCCACCTAAAGACGAAACCCGGTTGTACGCAGGCAATATCACACCGGAACCGTGGGAACACCTCGACCTGTACCGGCCACCGTCCCTACTCACCCGCATCTGGTGGTGCATACGAGGATGAACCTCACAGAATTTCTCACCGAGACGCTGAACAACCTGGTTCACCCCGGCGACGAAAACACCAAACCGTTCCCGATCCTCCTGCCGGGACTACGAACTGTCAGTGTCCCCCCGGAACTCGCCGGCCAGTTCGCTGAAGAAGCAGGGCTGCCGCACCTCGACACCCCGAAACTGGTCGCGGAAGCGCTCGCCGCGGCGATCACCCAAAACTATGTGATCCTCACACGCGAAGAGCACGAACAACTACGCCAGCAAGCAGCCGACGCACCAACCGGGCACCGCGTCATCAACATTCGCACCACACCCACGGGCCAGCCTGTCCTGTCGATCACCATCGACAAGGCAAGCAACGATGTTGTTGTCCCCGCGAAAGCGTTGCAGAAAGCAGCTGAACAGTGATCCACATTGAAGTTGACGGGAAAGTGCTGATGCATTCTGACCCTGGCGAGTGGATCACCACACCTCCCGACATTCCAGCAGTCCAAAAAGCTGGACCCAACGAACCGTGGATGCTTCTAGTCCAAGCGGCGCTCGCCAAAGCCGCCACCCTCGCGATGGCCGGGAAGAGACCTGAAGAAACCACAATCTGTGTCACCACACGGAAAAACGGCTGGATAGTGGACTACACCAATGGATGACGCAGCACGCGCCCGACTCGAACTCCGCCGATCCAACGCGGCCCAACCCCACCGCAACCGGCACCGCGAACAAAAAACCGGACGCACCACAGACCGCACCATCTGCTACTGCGGAGACGCCGACTGCGACACCTGCGGCACCTGGTACGAATAACCACATAGGACGGAACTCCGAAAAAATGGACGTGGTGGTCAACGGAACTCGATACGTACCCGAAACCACCAGCGGCGCCACCACCATCGGAATCGGAGTCACCACCCGCAACCGGCGCGACGTCGCCGACCGGACCATCGAACACATCCGCAGCCGCACCCCCAACGCCAAACTCGTCATCGTCGACGACGCCAGCGACGAACCATACCCGGCAGCGACCTATCGGTTCCCTCAACGAGCCGGCATTGCCCGAGCCAAAAACAAATGCCTCGAACTCCTCAACGGCTGCGAACACATCTTCCTGTTCGACGACGACTGCTACCCGGTCGCCGACAACTGGTTTCAGCCTTACATCGACTCGCCCGAGCCGCACCTGATGTACCAGTTCGTCGACCTCGCCGGCGGGCGGAAACTCAACGACGTCACGAAGGTCTACGACGACGGCCAACACTTCGCGCTCACCGGCGCCCGCGGCTGCATGATCTACGCACACCGCAGCGTCATCGAACGCGTCGGCGGACTCGACCCTGAATTCGGCGGTTGGGGCTGGGAACACCCGTCGTGGTCTGATCGCATCTACAACGCCGGTCTCACCTCGTTCCGCTACGGCGACGTCTGCGGATCCAACAAGCTCATCCACTCCATGGACGAGCACCTGGAAGTAAAGCGTTCCGTCCCGACCGAGGAACGCAAAGCCGTCGCCGCCCGCAATGCCGAGTTGTACTGGCAGCACCACTACACCAGCAGCCACTACATCCCCGTAGTGGCACCTGAACGCCGCGTCGTGCTCACTTGCCTGCTGTCCAACAAACCTGACCCGCAGCGCAACACCCGCATGCGGCCCGACGTCAAACTGCTCGAAACGTTGATCACCTCCATCACTGGAGGTGAAACCGTTGTGCTGTGCGACAACCCACTCACCCACCCGCAGGCGTCATTCGAGCGAGTTACAAGCCCAGTCGATAACCCATACTTCGCGCGCTGGTACCTGTACTACCAATGGCTCCGCGCCAACCCCGACGTCAAATGGGTGTGGTGCGTAGACGGCACCGACGTCGAAATGCTCACCCCTCCGTGGGAACACATGCAACCCGGGAAGCTGTACATCGGGCACGAACCCGCCGTTGTGGGGATCGACTGGATGCGCAACAACCACAAAGCCACACACCTGCAAGAGTTCATCGACACCCACGCCGACCGCACCCTACTGAACGCGGGGATCGTGGGCGGCGACCGGGAAACCGTCATGGCATTCGCACACGACATGGCCGCCGACCACGAAGACCAACTTCGGCGCGTCTGGCACAAAGACGACGCCCCGGGAACAATCATCGGCGACATGGCGACACTCAACTACGTTGCCTATACCAAACACGCCGACCAACTCATCCACGGACCCCAGGTGGTGACGGTCTTCAAGACCAACGAACGCAACGCCTGGTCATGGTGGAGGCACAAGTAACACCATGGGCCTCGCGACCATCACGATCCACCGACGCACCGTGCACAAGCAGTTCACCAATCAGATCGCCTGGGAGAAAGAACTACAGGCATACCGCACGATGCCATGGGCCACGCCCAAACTCATCGACTTCGGGCCCATGTGGATCGAGGTCGAACGCTGCACCCCGATCCTCAACATCCACCCCAACTGGTCCCGGCGCTACGCCGAGCCGCTGTGGGATCTGCTCGCCGCCATCCACGCCGCCGGCTGGTGGCACTGCGACCCCTGCCTGATCAACGTCGTCGTACACCCCGACCGCGGCGTGCTGCTCATCGATTTCGAGAACCTCACACTCGCGACCGGAAACCGCTCCTATGACCTCTACGGCGCACGCGCCGCCGGTGTCGAACCCGCCTGGCCCGGACTCGGCCCAGACGGCGTGCACTGGAACGGACCATGGCCGTCGTGCCCCGGACCCTACTGGGACGAATGACAATGGAGCGGAACATGAAACCCGGCGACAACGTATGGGTCGACTTCAACGGACTCGAACACGAAGGCACCGTCGAGAAAATCCAATCCAGCGGCTGGGTCAGATGCTCCATCGCCATCGACCCCGAATACGACTACGGCAGCATCACACCACGACTCACACCACACACCACCGTCGCCGTGAAAACCACACGCATAAGGCCACGATGACCCACACCATCGGCATCGTGGCCCACACCAAACGCGCCGAACAAGCACACCGGCTCATGGAAACCGTGGGCGCCGCATACATGAGCATCGACAACGGCGCACTCGGATGCGAAGCCAACCACCGCAAAGTGTGGCAACACCTCACCCGCCACAACACAGACTGGCTCGTGGTCCTCGAAGACGACGCCATACCGTGCAACAACTTCCGCGACCAGCTCGACGCAGCGCTAGCAGTGGCACCCAGCCCAGTGGTCAGCCTCTACCTCGGGCGAGAACGACCCCGCGAATACCAACAACGCATCGCCAAAGCCGCTGACACCACAGCACACTGGCTCACCTGCCGACGACTACTCCACGCAGTCGGAATCGCCATACACGCCGACCTCGTACCGAACATGCTCAACCAACTGCCCAACGGCAAACCCATCGACGAAGCAATCAGCGCATGGGCACGCCACCAAAGCCACACCATCGCCTACACATGGCCCAGCCTCGTAGACCACCCAGACGAGCCGTCGCTCACCGGCCGGCGCGGGCCAGCGACCGGGCGGGTTGCGTGGAGGCACGGCGGACGTGACTGGTGGACTGCCGAGGCACACGCGCTCTGACCCGGCCAGCAAACGAGCGCGCCAGCAAACCCGCAGGTCAGAAGGGGTGGGGAGGCCCCCCAGCGACCCTCCGACCGGCTCCCGATGGCAT